GGTTTCCCTCTATTTTGACAGATCCGGAAAAGACATGGACATTCCTGGTTGACATGGTATTTTATTTAATATGGGGTAGTATTATTCTACCTGTTATTAAATAATCAAAAAATTTAGTAATCAAAAGTTCTGGTGAAGTTAGAACCAGACTCAATAGTAGTTAATTTCACAGTGTCGTTTTGTCCGAAGACATCTATGTATAGGTCGAGATTGGCGGACGGCGTGAAGGGTGGGAGGTCGGGCACATAAGTGATATCACTATCCCAATTTAATGAGATTGTAGCTGTTTTATATGTGATATCGTCACCGACTGCAGTGTTCCAGTAATAATCACCGGTGTCCGAACCGTGTATAGCAAGCCCGCTCTTGTAGAAACCGACCCCCGTCGATGACGAACTGGTACCCACCTTCGCAGTACCATCAAATAGTATGGTACTAACATCGCTCGATCCGTCCCCGTCCCCGTCAGTACTGAGTACAGCTCTGACTTTAAAAGTAATCACCCCATTGTCTTGGGTGGAAGCGAAGACTAAATCAATGGTGTCCTTTGATGGAAGTGAACCCGAAGCAGAGTATGTTTTGTGGGTATAACCACCCGAGCGCTTGTGTGTAACCAAACCACCCGCCGCACTCATAGCCGCATTGGATGCGGTAGAGTGGATGACACTCGACGCGACATTACCGTTAGTTAATACATCCTCTATGGTTGGGTTGATGCCAGTAAGCAAGCTACCATCACCAATGAAGTAATCAGCAACAGCATTACCACCAACGACGAGAACGTTCGCGGCGGTGTCGTCGACGTAGAGATTAGAACCAACGTCCAAAGTATGAATGGGCGCGGCGTTCATAATACCAACATTCGACTGTGTCATTACATCACCGATAAAGGTCGCATCATTCTGGACAACGAGGTTTCCTCGTACGTCGAAGAGCATTCGGTGAGTTGGGTCATCGTCGAGGCTTAAGACATGGGTATCTACCGAAGAGTTAGCTGTATAGCCAACCGAGAACCTGTGTTCATCGGCGTGGTAAATAAGACCGACGTTGGCAAATTCACCATCATCCATGTGTTCCAAAATAATACCAGTGTCCAAGTTGTGGACAGTATTGTTTTGACCAATACCGAAAATACGGTCTTGGATGGTGACCTCAGTCGAATTCACGATTGTAGTTTCACCCCTGAGAGTCAAGTTACCGTAAATTTCAGTCTCAGCAGAAGAAAGTACGGTGGTTCCCCCAGAAGTCACGTATATTGGCGACTTAGCGAGGAACCCATCAGTTTGGGTCATTGGCACATATTGCTGGACAGCGTCCACCAAACCCGCAATAGAAATGTTTGAACCCACTTCAATGTTCGCGGTAGTTACCAAACCAGTGGTGGAGTTCGTAAACTGAACCACGTTGGTGGTGGTGTTACCAGAATCGGTAACATCCTGAAGAGTTGTAGCGGCTAAGCTACTCTCCAAGGTTGCAACCCTCGTAGCATTGGACGCGAGATCGGTTTGAAGAGTTATCACATTAGATTCTTCTGAAGTCACCCTCGTCGCAAGAGCCGATATATCACTCTCTAAGGTGTCAACACGGGCGGCGTTGGATGTGAGGTCAGTCTCTAAGACGGTAGTACGACCGTCATTGGACGCGAGATCAGTCTCTAAGGTGGTGACACGGGTAGCGTTAGACGCAAGGTCAGTCTCTAAAACACCAACACGGGCAGTGTTAGAATCGACATCGGTCTCAAGAGCTGAGAGATCAGTCTCTAATGTGGTGACACGGGAAGCGTTGGACGCAAGGTCAGTCTCCAAAACGCCAGTACGGGAAGCGTTAGACGCGAGGTCAGTCTCCAAAACACCAACACGAGCAGCGTTGGAACTGATGTCCGCGCTTAAACCGGTATCCAAAGATGAAACACTGGACTCCAATGTGGTGACACGGGAAGCGTTGGACGAAAGGTCAGTCTCTAAAACACCAACACGGGTAGCATTAGATGTAAGGTCAGTCTCCAAAACACCAACACGGGCGGCGTTGGAATCGGCTTCAGTCTCAAGAGCTGAGAGATCAGTCTCTAAGATGCTGACGCGGGAAGCGTTGGACGTAAGGTCAGTCTCCAAAACACCAACACGAGTAGCGTTAGATGACGCAAAAGTCTCTAATGTGGTGACACGGGAAGCGTTGGACGTGAGTTCGGTCTCCAAAACACCAGTGCGGGTAGCGTTGGACGCAAGGTCAGTCTCCAAAACACCAACGCGTGAAGCGTTGGATGACGCGTAAGTCTCTAAAACACCAACACGGGTAGCATTGGATGTGAGATCGGTCTCCAAAGTGCCAACACGGGCAGCGTTGGAATCGACTTCAGTCTCAAGAGCTGAGAAATCAGTCTCTAAGGTGCTGACGCGGGAAGCATTGGATGTAAGGTCAGTCTCCAAAACACCAACACGAGCAGCGTTGGATGACGCGTAAGTCTCCAAAGTGCCAACACGGGTAGCGTTGGACGAAACGTCAGTCTCTAAGGTGCTAACGCGGGAAGCGTTGGACGCAAGGTCAGTCTCCAAAACACCAACACGGGCGGCGTTAGAATCGATATCGGTCTCAACTTCAGAGAATTTATCGGATACAGTAATGACACCATCGACCATCAAGTTGCTACCATCACCATGGTACACATCGGCACTGACCATACCGGAGACAACAAGAACATTCGACCCAGTGTCGTCAATGTACACATTGGAACCAACGTGTAAATCATATGTGGGAGAGGCGTTATTAATACCGATCGCATTAGACGCGGTATTTACGATAAGATTATTAGCTCCAACTTCGAGATCCTTTTCGATGTTGATGGCACCCGAAAAGAGTTGAAGATTGGTTGGCGGCATTTGTGGTTGTTTGTACTATTATACAATATTTTTTTTAGTAATTAAAGGTTTTCACCGGTGTACTATCTTCATCAATTGTAGTAACACCTCCGTCTGAACTTGGAGAAGTGTATTCAATGAAAAGGTGGTAGTCGCCCTGACCATCTAACGGTGTCGAAGGTTTTAATGAAACGGTATTCCCCGTGGTAGTGACATTATAACTCCATGGATTTGTACTTGTTCCACCAAAAATCTTCTGTGCACCTATGGAAATATCGATTGTGGGTGTAGCCCCAGTCCTATGACCACCACCAAGCTCTAAAATGATAGTACTGATTTCTTCATCATCTTCAACGAGGTGTCCTGATATTTTTGAATAAAATACATTTGAGGTGAAATTTACATTAATGTATGGTTGATCACCGCTTGTAATAGTTCCCGAATAACTGTATGTTTTTTTCGTAACTGCATCCGTGTTTGTAATCAAACCACTAGTAAGACGACTACTGCTACCTGTAAACGATGTAGCCGTTACGTCCCCACCAACGACGATGTTACTATCTACCACGATGCCGGTGGTGGCATTCGTAAATTGAACTGTATTGGACGTGGTATTTCCATTGTCGGATATTTCTTGGAGAGTTGTAGAAATATTTGAAAGAAGACCACCATCACCTAAATATGTACTTGCTATCACATTTCCACCAACTTCAATATTTGAAGTTATATAAGCATGTCTCTCGGCTGTTATATCTTTTGTCGCAGACACAAATTTAACATCCACTGCTTCTGCTTTTAAAGTGGCACCCCTAAGTTCTAGTAAAGTACCAATTACCTGAATAGGCATTTAATATAGGGTAAGAAATGAATTTACCTGTTATTAAATGGGGGAGTGATTGGGATCACTCGGGGAGGGGGGGCCAAACAGGGTTCGCGGGGTCCTCAGTGGTGGCTGGGAGGTCGCGGAGGGCCTGCATGTAGGTGGCCCAAGCCTCTGGGACTGGGGTCGATGTGGAGTACGCCTTTAGGGTCACCCAATCTGTGGTGGCGAGGCGACGATCCCTCTCGGCCCTAAGGTCCTTTAGGGGCTGGGCGTCCACCAGGGCTTGCAACTTCGCCTCGAACTCCTCCTTTGGGGGTTTCTCATGACCGGGGGGGAACTCTATAGATTCCCAAGTTGTACCAACTTGAGAACCCCCGGGCACTTTTTTGTTGTCAAAATATTCTTCTAAAATTTCATATATAAAAGAAATTAATTGTGTTTCTTTTGGGTTGAACATATAATTTAAGATGATATATAAAATCCCGTAAAACTGTTATAGGGGGTTGTGGAGATATACATATACGTCGACCCCGCAAAAACAAACCTTAATTCATCACCAACGTTCATATATACAGTACCACCTGCTACAACTTGATTATGTATATCCCCCGTAGCACCACTATATCCGTATATACGTGATTGCGGCGTCCCGTTCAGTTCCAGTGAACCATTTATTGTGAGATATGTATACACCGTCTGATTTTGAAGGTTAGACATAAACCACCATACTATGTAGTAGTACCCTGCTAATGGACATGTGAATACACCACTTGGTTGAAGACCCCCACCTTTATTATGAACAATTGTATTAAATGGAATAGGATTAGTGACGGCGTTAAGAGTTGTCGCGGTCGACGGGTGAGTTGCGTGAGCCTGAAAGAACACCGGACACCCACCCCTTATGTCCCCCCTCACGTCTAGGACGGCCCTAGGCTCCGAGGTCCCGATGCCGACCCTCCCAGCCTTTAGGGTCACCACGTCTGGGCTGACCCCAAAGTACTCCTTCTGGTAGGCGTAGAGCTCCCAGATCTCATCCCCCGAGAGGGCCCGATTGAAGAGGCGGAAGTTGGCGATGGAACCTTTAAATTCATGAATAATTCCCGACGAATGGTTTAACGCACCAATTCGCGAAATAGACGACGTACTTGTGAGATTTAGGTTACCACCAGCACTGCTCCCCACTAGCGAACCACCGAGATGTATACCATCTAAGTATATATCGCGTCCACTTTCTCCGTTTCCATTATACACAAAAGAAGCGTGATGCCACATATTATCCGCTATCTCCTTACCTGTATCGCAAGAATAGTCATTATCCACAAAATCAATAGATAAACTTGTTCCAGAACCATAGATCCAAACTGTGTTGTTGGTTGCGTAATCACCGTTCATGTGAAACAGTGTTTCTATACTGTTCCCGGACGACTTAAACCATAAACTCACCGAGAAAATGTAGTTACCAGTCTTTCCCGTGTCCAATGTGATGTAATCACCAGCTTCGTCAAAAGTGAACGCCTTATACTCCGAGTCGAAACCAACATCCCCATTGAGTGTTCCATTTTTTCCATTCCCACTCAGATCCACTACAGCCCCCCCAGTGCCAGGGTAACTCGAGCTCTCCTTCGCATCATAGTAGACCTCCAACCAATCCGTATTAGGGACGTTGGGGGTGGTGTGGAGGACCACGTCTGTGCCATGTGCCTCGGGGTCGTATTCGGGGAGGCCGAAGAATTGGAGTTCGCGCATGAGTAGAAAGTTGTCAAGACTACTACTAGCTGGTGTTTTCTTAGTGATGATAATGATAAATTCTTCATAATAATCATTCGTGGTTATGTCGTGTGATGTTTCTGTAAACACATAGTTCCCAATTATTGAGTATCCAGAACCTTCATCCGCCACTGTAAGTAAAGCGGAAGACCATGCCGTTCCACCGACTATTGCACCACCACCATTTCTTCCATGAACGGTATAATCTCTAAAACCCGCTTTACTTACGTTATCTACACGGAGTTTAGTGAGTTTAATTTTATGTGGTAATTTAATAGCGATCCAAGCACCCGCGCCCGTCGCCCCGTTACCAAGAGGCTGATATATAGCGGTGCTAGCGTGTTCGAATGCACCTGAATCATGAGTGTATAAATCTGGTGTAATCCAGTGATCACCTGCATTTGTTTGACCGTTAAATCCTACACTATTAAAAGCTTTCCAACCATCATTTGAAGTAGCGTTGTTTCCAGATGTCTGCACCACATACCCACCACTCGAAGCCGAAGTCATAGCCACCCTCGGGTACTTGATGATCTTCTTGGAGCGGCGGTACTCCATGACGACGTTGGAGTTTGAGGTGATTTGGGCTACGTTTGCGACCTGGGTGTGATTGAGGACGCCCTTAACGTCTACGTTCGAGGAGGCCACTAGGGAGGTCGTGGGGTTGGTGAACTGCACCGTTTGGGTGGTGGTGTTCCCGACATTGGAGACGGAGGCCAGGTCGTAGGAGGGGATCAACTCGACCACCCCCAACTTTATGCCCTCCGCGTGGACGTTCCCTGAAACCCTGAGGGAAGCATTTGGAATTTCCAGAAAACCCTGATTGCCTTGGAAGGACATTTAATATAGGGTAAGAAATGATTTACACGTTATTAAATGTGGGACATCTACGATGTCGGGACTCAGCCACAGTGGTACGTGCACCCCACGAAGGCTGCTGTGTGCACTGCGTTCGCTTCATCTGTCTGGGCACCTGAAGCGTCTATGTACCTAATTTTATATGCCTTCTCTGTCTCTGTGGTGTGATCCTCCCACTGAATCTGACCATGCTCATCGAGAACGTTTTCCCCATCTTCACTCTTTTCGATAATTTGGATAGGTTGGGTCACGGGGTTGAAATCACAATCCATAGTGATCTTGGCGACCGTGTAGTTCATGAGACCGGCACCGTCTTGCTTTTGACCGTAACCAACCACATTGGATGTTGTGATGTAATCACCCGCTTCGAGGGGGCCATTGGTGTTCACGACCCAAATGGCACCTTCACCGACCGAGTTGATGTAGACCCGAGTATCACCATTTTCTTTTTTATAGGGGGTTACAAAATTACCAAACGCATCACTACGCTGTTTGGGGTCTTCAGATGCTGATATGACACCGAAACATTTTTTGTCGCTCACCACATTCGAGAGAGATACGACTGGTAGTGATTCATTTGTAGTAATAGCATTCGAACCAGTCTCAATACCCCCACTCATCTTGATATATTTGTTTTGGTCTGAGGAGACGATAAGACCTTCTAGTTCTCCAGCTTCACTGAAAGGAACGTTCTTAATGAAAGTTCTATGTTGACCGGTGAAATTCATTGATATATTGTTCTTGTCGTCGCTAATATACGCAGTTGCGTTGTCTACTCCATTTCTCACGACTGTAAAATATAGATCATTATCGCCGGAAGTGAGAGTCTGATTTTGGGCACCTATCCACCAACCATAATCTTCAGTTGCGGTTCCATTGAATGTTGAATGTATAAATAAATTTTTCCTTCCATAACCGAGGTCCTCACTAACACCATAATCCTTACCCGCAGTACCAATTTTAAGAGGACCTCCACATGATAGCCCCCCCATAACGTCTAGGACGGCCCTAGGCTTCGAGGTCCCGATCCCTAGGCGCCCATTCTTTAGGGTCACCACGTCTGGGCTGACCCCAAAGTACTCCTTCTGGTAGGAGTAGAGCTCCCAGATCTCATCCGCTGTGAGGGGCCGGTTGTAAAGACGGAAGTTGGCGATGGAGCCGTTGAAATGCTGAGCCCCCGCAAGGTTTGATCCTATTTTGAAATTAGTGGTACTCGTTAAATTTAAACTCGAATACGAATCACGGCCATTACGTTCACCGTCCACAAATACAGTTCTATAATTACCATCATACGTTCCAGTGATGTGCACCCATTTGCCTATCTTTGCGATGGTTCCGGTTTCCAAATTGTTACCGTGTGTGAGATGAGTTATAATTCCATTGTTCAAAAATAAACCCATTGAATTATTAGTAGTAGCAGCACCAATACCAAATATACCAATATAACCCGTTGGATGTGAATCCGGCTTTATCCACGTGGAAAAGGTATACACTTGGTTACCTGTAAATGAGGCTGAAACGCTTGCATCGATATAATCATCCACCCCATCGAAGGTGAAGGCTTTGTAGGTGGAATCAAAACCAACCCCACCTGAGGGGGTTCCGGTGAACCCATTTACAGACTTGTCTGCCACAGTGGCGGGCATGGAGGTGTAGTCCTGACCGTCGTAGTAGACCTCCAACCAATCCGTATTAGGGACATTGGGGGTGGTGTGGAGGACCACGTCTGTGCCGTGTGCCCCGGGGTCGTATTCGGGGAGGCCGAAGTATTCGAGTTCAAGTATACGGAAATAATTATTTTGACCAGAAATTTTTGTAACGACTAATGCGATATATTCATAAAATCCTACAGCATTTACATCGAATACATTTTCAAATGTTGTTGTTTGGTTGGTTACAGTGAGAAGTTGTGTCCAGTTCAAATTATCATTAGAACCATACACACGGAAATCTTCTACAATGCGAGTACTATCATTGGTTTTATTATAAATTCTCATATAATCTAACTGAATCCTTTCTGGTATTCGAAGTTTAATCCATTCACCATTTACAGCTCCTGTACCCAGATTCTCTGATCCGGCGTATGTGTTATCAGTGCCTCCATAATTCGCACTTGTGGCACACGTCCATGTGTTGTGTACCGATGTCGTTGAAATATCGGTAGACATTTCAAACGCCTTCCACCCGAAGAGGGATTGATCAGTTCTAAAACTACTTACCGTTACCATATACCCACCAATCGAAGCCGAAGTCATAGCCACCCTCGGGTACTTGATGAGCTTCTTGGAGCGGCGGTACTCCATGACGACGTTGGAGTTTGAGGTGATTTGGGCTACGTTTGCGACCTGGGTGTGATTGAGGACGCCCTTAACGTCTAGGGTCCCCATAGGTGCGTTCGTCCCCACCCCCACCCTCCCCGTCGTCGTGTCCACGTAGAGATTGGCGTCGCCGACCTCGATGTTCGAGGTGACGCCGAAGCCCTTGGTGGGGTTGGTGAACTGGACCATTTGGGTGGTGGTGTTCCCAGACACCGTGGTGGATTGGAGGGTCGCCGCGGACTGGAGACGGACCGACCCAACCTTGAGGCCCTCGGCGTGAACGTTCCCAGTCACCCTGAGGGAGGCGTTCTCCAAATCTAAAAAACCATCGTTGCCTTGGATGGACATTTAATATAGGGTAAGAAATGATTTACACGTTATTAAATGTGGAGTACAAGTCCTACGGACTTGGCTGAGTTGGCCACTCGAAGCCCCCCAGTTCCCCCCTCCTGTTTAGGGTTGGGGTCACCGTGGTGGGGAGGTCCCTGAGGGCTTGGCGGTAGGTTGCCCAAGCCGCCTTGACCTCCGCGGAAGCGTGGGGGTAGTCCGTCACGAAGATGTAGTCACACTTGGCGAGCCTCTGGTCCCTCTCCTCCCTAAGCTTGGTGAGGGGCTGGGCGTCCACCAACTCTTTCAACCTCGCATCAAAGGCCTCCTTTGGGGGCTTCTCGTAGCCGGGGGGAAAATCTATAGACTCCCAAGTCCTACCGAAACTGAACCCTGGGACATCACCTGGACTCATGAGTTCCTTCAAAACTTGTTCTATCAATTGGGGAAATTCCATATACTCTACGCCGATAAATAAAATCCTGTAAAACCCGATGGATACGCCGCATCTATCCACCCATATATAAGATTAACCGAAAATGTGTCACCCGCTTCAAGATTTGCTATTATAGACCCTGTGGTGTTTTTTGTGCTGTTAATACCACCAGTCACTGCGTTTGGCATCATTGATGGCTGATACCTGTTTCCATTCTTATAGAAACCCACCATCACATGGTACGCATTGTGAATACTTGACGTGAAGGCGTCGAACATGTAGTAACCCGTTATAGGCGCAGTAAATAAACCCGTTTCTGGGTTATACCCACCCCCTTTATTTAGCTCAACTATATTGAATTTTATAACAACTGGACCATTTGGACCAGTTCCAGCGGTGAAACCTTTCCCCTTATGAGCTACAGAGAACATTATGGGATTTGGTGCCAAAAAATTACGATTAAGTTTTAGGTGTGCCGTTTTGTCTATGTAGAATTTTTCGTCGTAGACATAGACACCACCCTGATCATAACCACCCAGCATGACATCTTGATACTGGTGACCACCGATGTATACTTTACCATCACCGGAAATACTCACAGAAGTGCCAAAACCATCATAATTTGTGACGCCGTGTGTTGCTACTGCGTGATGTTTTGTAGTCTGTGTCCAGACTCCGTTAGTTCGGTCAAAAATGTAGATAGCCCCGTTATCCGTTTGTGTATCATCATCACGGGGAGCTCCCACTAAAAGTCGGTCACCATTTTGGGAAAGAGCGACGTCGTGACCAAAGGCGTCACCTGAAGCGTTATCGGTAGATACAATTTTTTGTGTTTGGGTTGCTGACCACGCACCACCGGATTTAACATACACGTACACAGCACCCAAACCAGATTGACCGATGTTGACACCATCCGCGGATGATTGACCTACAGCTACAACCGTTCCATCCCCCGATATATCTATACCATACCCAAAGTGTTCATTAGCCGCTCCATCGGATGGATATATTTTTTGGGTTTGTGACCAGGTACCGTTCTGAGCCTTATCGAATATGTAGGCGGCACCCGCATCTCCCTGAGTAGATGATCCAGTGGGGTTGTCATGATGTGCAGCAGCGACTGCTAAGGTGGTTCCGTCATCGGATAGTGCGAGTTTATTACCAAATATTGTGCTTGCGAGTGTATCCGATTGGACTAGTTTCTGGGTTTGTATCCATGTACCCCCAACCTTCTCAAACATGTATACAGACCCCTGATCACCTGATCCACCAACGTCATCATACGGAGCACTAACCGCTATACAAGCACCATTTCCAGATATACACACACCCATACCGAAGTGATCATTTACGGCTGCGTCACTGGCTACAATTTTCTGAACTTGCGACCAAGTAGAACCACTTTTTTCAAAAATGTACGCTGAACCCGTATCTCCGGCTGTATCATCATCTCTAAAAGCTCCCACAACAAATACTGAACCATCTGTCGAAATACACAGAGCTTTTGTATAATCTTGGGTTTGTTCTCCACCAAATCTATCATTAGTGGCTGCGTCACTGGCGTATAATCTCTGAACTGGGTTCCATTCACCAAGAGAGTTTTGTGTAAATACATACACTGAACCAGCATTGGTGGTGGCTCCACTAGCGTCAAATAAAGTGGTTGCGGTTATAACTTTTCCATCACCGCTTATGGCGACATTATACCCAAGGCAGTCGGCGTGCGCGTCACTATAAAAAGTTGAGTATGGATACAGATGACTTATTTTCGTGTACGCGTTCGAACGATTTCCCACACTCAACTCCACAGAGTGGGCTGTGTTTGATGTGCTGGTCAACCTCAAGTCCCCCCTCACGTCAAGGGCCGCTAGGGGTGCATTCGTCCCGATCCCCACGTTGGAGGAGGTCACTAGGGAGGTCGTGGGGTTGGTGAACTGCACCGTTTGGGCGGTGGTGTTCCCAGACACCGTGGTGGATTGGAGGGTCGCCGCGGACTGGATATGGACCGACCCAACCGTTATGCCCTCGGCGTGAACGTTCCCTGAAACCCTGAGGGAAGCATTTGGAATTTCCAGAAAACCCTGATTGCCTTCGATGGACATTTAATATAGGGTAAGAAATGATTTACACGTTATTAAATGTGGGGGAGGGGACAAGTCCTATGGACTTGGCTGGACGGGCCAAACAGGGTTCTTGGGGTCCTCAGTGGTGGCTGGGAGGTCCCTTAGAGCCTGCATGTAGTCCAACCACTCTTGGGGGACGGGGGTGGAGGTTGTGAAGGCCTTGACGGCCACCCAATCCGCTGCTTGGAGGCGGTGGTCACGTTCCTGGCGGAGTTCCTTTAGGGGCTGGGCATCGATGAGTTCTTGGAGTTTGGCCTCGAAGGCCTCCTTTGGGGGCTTCTCATGACCGGGTGGAAATTGAATAGATTCCCAAGTTGTACCCCAAGCACTTCCACCCGGAATTGGATCTAAAATTTGTTGTACGAAGGTAAGTTGTTGTAATTCTTGGTCGTCCATATATACATTATGAAGACAAATAAAAACCATTAAATCCAGCATACTGACTGGCCGACATGAACATATTACCTGAAGTTAAACTGATTCCCATTGTGTCACTCGCATTCATGTATACGTTTAAAGAAGCCGATGCGGGGCTGTGAGAGCCGTCCACATTACTATGAACACGGATAGGGGTACCACCAGCTTTAACATAAGTGCCATTTAAAGTAAATATACCCTCTGTTTGGCTGTTGTGTGACATATGATAAAATGAAAAATGATAGAAACCTGCTATGGGTGCGGTGAAAAGACGAGTGCTTGGATTATACCCCCCACCTTTATTGTTCAATACATTGTTATACGGAATAAGTTGCGTAGCATTAATAGTAGTTCCAGTTGCGGCAGCTTGAAATATCACCGGACACCCCGCCCTGAGGTCCCCGGGGATTTCCACGATGTCCTCCTTGATGATTTGTTTGGTTTTGAGAACACCGTCGTAGTCGAAGACCTTCACTACTCCAGCTTCACTACCACCAGATCCGTCAACCCTTGGACCACCAACAACCAGCCTCGAACCATTGGATGACAAAGCCACGGCTGTGCCAAATAAACCACTGGGATCATTGCCATCTAGGTCCGCCCCAATTTGGGTCCAACTTCCGCCGATGTACTCAAAGACTCTCGCGTGACCGGCATTGGAACCACCGGCGTCATTTGTATGCCCACCCACCGCGAGACGAGAACCGTCTGGGGAGAGGGCAACTCCGACCCCAAACTCATCACCCGCCGCCTCACCGTCTATATCTGTACCAACCTGAACCCAAGCAGTCCCATTCCAATCGAAGACCCTCACGTGACCCGCATCGGTTCCAGTTGCATCATCCCTTCTAGCACTGACAGCCAGTCGTAACCCATCAGAAGACAGGCTTACTCCTCCTTTGAAACCCATCAGGTCACCTGCAGACTCACCATCGATGTCGTCACCAGCTTGAGTCCAAACACTTCCATCCCAATCGAAGACCCTTACATGGCCCGCGTCTGTACCACCACCGTCGTTGTTGTCGGCACCAATGGCCACGCGCGAGCCATTGGAGGATATAGCTGTCGACCCACCAAAACGATCCCCGGTTGCCTCTCCGTCAAGGGTGGAACCGAGTTGGACCCAAGTCGCCGAACCTTGGTGATATTCGTAAATCTTCACCTCACCCCGACTCGAATCGTGTCCCTTGGCACCCACCGCAATTCGGGTTTTATCACCACTTATAGAGACGTCGATACCAAACTGATCCCCCGATGCAGTTCCAGTTAGGTCCCCCCCCACCTGAACCCATGCACTACCACTCCAATCGTATACCTTAGTGTTTCCATTAGTGGTGGTAGGTGCTCCTACAACTAACCGTTTTCCGTCAGAGGATAGTGATATACCATATCCAAATTCCCCACTACCATCTATGTCCGTACCAGCTTGAATCCAAGTGCTTCCATTCCAATCAAACACTATCACACGACCAGCATTGCTGTTATGATGATACTCACCTAAAGCTATTCGCAAACCATCGGTGGATATAGCTACAGAATAACCCAAACGATCACTTGGAGTTTCGCCGAAGAAGTCCCCCCCAACTTGGGCCCAGGTATTACTCGGGTTCTCAGTGGTGTACTGGACGGAGAGGTTGGAGTCGCTGTAGATGTTCCCCACCAACCCGATGTCCCCCTTCACGTCCAACTTGGCTAGGGGGAGGTTCGTCCCCACACCAACGTTAGAGCTCACTGTATCCACGAAGAGATTGGCGGTGCCGACGGAGACGTTCGAGGAGGTCACTAGGGAGGTCGTGGGGTTGGTAAATTCAATTGTATAGGGGGTGGTGTTGCCTGTATTGCTGACTGATGCCAAAGTTTGGGGGGATTCAAATTCCACATTGCCTACTACGAAGGTTTGTCCAACCTCAATTCGGCTGATCCTCATTGTGGAATTTTTAACTTCCAAAATGTTGTCTGCTGTTTCAATAGACATTTAATATAGGGTAAGAAATGATTTACACGTTATTAAATGTGGGGGCTTGTGTTGTCTCAACACTTTTTTAAGCTGACTTTTTACACGTTGGGTCTACACTGTGCGCCTGTACCTGTAATTGTCTGTTGAACCACCAACTTTGAAACCCCAGAAAATATAATGACTAAGACTTACTGTACTATCACCATTCATACTGTTAACATTAAGATCAGTACGACCAGATACATCAATCTGGTCTCCTTCATCAAGTGTTAATATCATCGATTTCGACAACTCACTATAATTTTCACTAGAATTTCCTTGAGGTTGCATCAAATCTTGAATATACGTAAACGTTGATTCACCAACAGCTTTCTTTCTAAGCCCATTAATCATACTAGAATCTTGGTAAGTGTTTAAATGTAATCCAAAAACGTACTGTCCATCTGAAGGAGCAGTAAATACATTGTTCGCAAAACAATTGCCTATATTAATTTTAGTCACTTGAAAAGCATGCTGCGTATATGCAGCATATGTTGCGGATGTATTGTTATCAGCCCTAAAAGCAACTGTGGTACTAGGCGATTTAGTCAATTCCCACTCCTGATTAGGGGCTGCGAGGAACGCCTTAAACTTACCGTTTAAGTGGGTATCGGTGATCGCAGTTGCGCGGTCTATAATCGTGCCCACTGGGTATATAGCGCCCAGTATTCCCTCTGTCACGTTATTAGCAGTGAGAGTATTGGCGGTGATGCTATCTGCCTCTACACTATTCACCCTGATGACGGCATTCTTCACATTCAAAATGTTGTCGGGTGATTGTAAAGACATTTAATATAGGGTAAGAAATGATTTACACGTTATTAAATGTGGGGGGGACAAGTCCTATGGACTTGGCTGGGTTGGCCACTCGGGGTTCGTGGGGTCCTCGGTGGTGGCTGGGAGGTCCCTTAGAGCCTGCATGTAGGTCTTCCACTCTTGGGGGACGGGGGTCTCTGTAGAGGTTGCTCTCGATGTGACCCAATCCACTGCTTGGAGCCTCCTATCACGTTCCTGGCGGAGTTCCTTTAGGGGTCGCTCAGCTTTCAATTGTTCAACCTTTTGGAGGAGTTCCTCTTTGGATGGTTTAGGGATGTCCGTAGAAAGCCACGTTAAATCTTCACCAATCATACTCCATTGGGCACCGGGAAAATATGTGGTTAATGCATCAGTTATAGTGACTCCCATATATGTTATACATAAGAAATAATTAATAACCAATTTCTTTTGCTGTGATAGTAGATGCGGTGCGTCCAGAATACACGCTATCACCGTTGGAATGATTTCGATTAATATATATGTAATACGTCGAGTGCGCGACCGCCATCTGAATTTTATACGTAACAGCTGAAGTTGTTGCTGGTACATCTAAAAATTCCATAGAACATGGAATAATATCTTGGTTGTGGCTATCTCCTCTAGGAGCATGTGTGCACTGATATCTAGAACCGGCTGCGTCACCGATGGCTATTGGTGTACCATCTCTAACTAAACGAAGATAACCATGACCATCATTAACTCCAGCATTCACCGAATATGATATTAATATTTTACTTGTGCTAGTTTTTGGTGTTATAGTTACGGAAATCCCTGTATCTATAAATGATGAGCTATTTGTTGATGAAGTGTCTGTTTTTACACTTTGAACAATTTGTCTTATCGCATCATGTGCGTAAAAGTCCCCATTCACATGGAGTTTCGCCAGCGGTGCATTCGTCCCGATCCCCACGTTGGAGGTCGTCGTGTCCACAAAGAGGTTGGCTGTACCAATCTCTAGGTTCGAAGTTGAATCAAATTTGTAGGAGTCCGCCTCGATCCTATTCGCCCGAATTGTAGCGTTCCTGACTTCCAAGATGCCTTCTGGTGTTTGGACAACCATTTAATATAGGGTAAGAAATGATTTACACGTTATTAAATGTGATCACTCGGGGACATCGGGCCAGGTGGGATTAGAGGGGTCCTCTGTATTGGCTGGGAGATCCCTGAGGGTCTGGCGGTAGGTGAGCCATGCTTGGCGAACCTCTTCAGAGGCATGGGGGAAGTCTGGGAGGCTGTAGGGGTCACTCTCCCTAATCAACCTGTCCCTCTTCCGGCGGAGGGCTTTGGTGGCCATCTCGGGCTTTAGGGTCTCATCCCAGTAGGTCTGACACTCCCCCAGGGTTGGGAGGGTGCAGGTGCACACCACATTCTCTAGGGTCTCCGCGTCTTGGTCCTCCCTAAAACTGAAGGACTCACCGGGACGGAGCTTCGTGAGAACCGCGAGTAAATCCATTTACTATGGGCGAAGATATTTAATACGGCTCCATGAAGACGGTGAGGGTTGAGCAACCTCTCTCGAAGTTGGCGTCATCCGTGGCACCGACCGCACGGTTAGTGTATACCTGACGAATAAACCTCCCCATTTGTGTGAGTTCTACTTCAAACGTATCCCCCGTCACATTCTTCAAGTCGTATATCCCCGGAACTAGGGTATATTCTGGGGTTGAATTTTCGTCCTCTGCAGAATACCCATACCACGTACCCGTTACACCGATGCGTCTATTCCCTTCCCTACCAGTATTCATATGCTCTACGGTGTTCCCACTATGTTTCACATTGGTTCGCCACACTATGTCATAAACATTATTGGCGCCACTTGTAGCCATTTCTCCATACCATTGCCATTTGTAGGACAACCTAAGATTTAGGGGTGAAATGTTCTTGTACATCTCTGGGATCTCGACGACTTGGGCGAGGATGCGGCATTCCTGGTTGGCGGGTACGTAGGTGATCCCCGGCTTCCTCCACACGTAGCTCCTGTGGGTGAGGAGGGGCCCAAAGATGTTCCCCCGAACGTCTAGGGTGGCTTGGGGCGTCTTCGTCCCCACCCCCAAGCGACCCTTGTGCACCGTTATGGAGGACTCCCCCCTACCGAACCTGTCCTTCTCGGCGTCCCAAACCTCTAGGACCTGCCGCTCCCCAATGGACCTGTCGTAGACCCTCGTGTTCGCAATCTTCCCCTCAAAAGAACCACCCAACCTGGCTAGGACTGGTTCAGCTACTTCTGTGCCATAGAACTCAAGTTCTCGCACGAGAGCACCCGGCCCACCACCTGTTTTGGTAATTTGAAATATGATATATTTATAGGCAGTGCTCGTACTTATGGTATCTTCCGCTACAGTTACAGAAGTGTCCGCATAATTTAAGGCGTATGTGTCTTTGACAACGTACCATGTTGAATCGTCATTAGAGCCATATATTTTCGCACTATTAACTCCCTCGGATCCACTCCCAACAGTTTTAGCATTGTTAGAATGGACTATAATTTTAGTGAGTAGTAATTTATGTGGCAACTCCAATTTTAGCCACCCACCTCTCGTAGTATGTCCCGGTACGATTGGAGCATGTGATGCTACTGCATCACCCGTACCGCTAGAATAATGGGAGTTATCTCCCATTTGCCAATATGTATTGTCGGTACCGTCCACCTTTGTATCAAATGCCATCCACGCTCGTCTATTTTGACCTATATTATCACTTGCAACACCATTCAAAGCAACTGAAGTTGTTACATTATACCCCCTCTGTGGTCCGTAAGAGGTCATCACAGTATCTGGGAACTTCCTCACAGTCGTGGAATCTGGGAAACGCACCAAGTCGTTGACCCGGTGGCCGAAGTAGCGGAGTTCGTGCACGTGAACGTATTGGTAAGTGCCACTAACCTTCTTAGTTATCACTAGAGCGAAGTATTTATAGGCTCTGGTAGAGGTGTCGGCGTCGATCAATTTAGTTGCGTCATTGGCAGTAACCGTAGCCACTGAGAACCCCGTTTTGGATAGGAGTTCATCCCAGTTTGTATCATCATTGGAACCATACACTTTGAAATCCGTTGGGACGCGAGCGCTACCAGCCGAACTTAAAATTATATGCGTCATCAAAATTGGATGAGGCATCTCAAGTTTGAGCCATTCACCTAAAGGGGTAGTTGAAGCTAAACGCGCAGTTCCTAAATAGTTTATCGTGTCACTGAAACCTCCGTTAAAGGTTATCCAGTGTACACCTCCGCTTGCTCGATGTTCAAAAGGTTCTGTTTTCCTATAGAAGTTATTATATTCACTACTCGCTGTGACATTGTACCCATCTTGTGAATCGCGGAGGAGTGGAATCTCTGGGTAGTACCGCGCACTATCGTAGGAAGGTAGGGACCCAATGAGTTTGCCGTCCAGGTAGGTGTGGTTGTAGAGACCTTGGCCGTTGGAGGTGAAGGCCAGGTTGTGCCACGTGTTGGCGGTGATTAGGGGGGTCAGGTCCACCCCAGCCTCAGCCTTGGCGAAGCCCTCGCCCCCAGCCGTCCCCACGTTGAAGATGGTGGAGGTCGAGACGTTGGTCTCCAAGTTTGAGGATTTGAACCACGTGGAGACGGACAGAGGTTGGTCACCCTCAAAGCCCAACGTCGCCGAGACGATGTTACTCTCCGTGGACCCATCGAAGACCCAAGCCTTCTCGGTGGCGTCGTAGGTTACGTTGTTCTCTGTCACCGTAATTGGACCCGTGCTGAGATCGGTGGCCGTCGAGCCCTCCACACCATCCAAGTAGAGCTTGTAGCCACTCACCGCTGGGGTGTTGTATTGGGACTTGATGGTGACATCCACAGAGGTGTCCCCCCCAATGGCCACAAACTCCGAGTCGTCCTCACTGATGCCGTAGAGTTCCCATTGGTTGAGTTGGACGTAGCCACCATCGTTCTTGTTTACCTGGGTCGTGATGAGTCGGTAGTACCTGTAATAGCCCACATCTGGGGAGATGTCACCAAAACTCGTCGCCGACCCTTGGGCCCATTGGGTCGACATTGGTATCTCACCCGAGGCTGGGTCGTATGTAACTAGGTCCGAGAAGCTGTGTACGAGGGTCCATGTGGTACCATCGTTACTCCCAGCAATTTTACCCACCTTGGGGCTACGATTTATATCCGTACCACCAGCACTATTTCCTGGATACCCATAAGTCGAGGTCAATTTGAACGCCTTGGGGACCTCGATCTGGAGCCATTCACCGGCGACGTTGACGCCACTCACAGCTGTATTTTCTGAACCAGAGTACGTGGCTTGGGTCCCGGTGTACTTAGATGCAAGTGATATCCAATCATAGTAGTACGGTCCGTCGGGTATGGGGGTGTCGGACGAGGTCCTATTCTCAATAGCACCATCGAAGGCTTTCCAAGCTGCGTAAACCGAACCCGCACCTTGATATGTGCTACTCGCACTCGCCACGTAACCAAGTGGGGTGGTGTTAGAGGTCATCGGGAACCCTGGGAACTTCCGGGGTGTGGGGGTGGATTGGTCCCCTCGACCGTGGGGCCCGGTGAACTCTGTGACGACATTAGAGTTTATCGTAAATTGTGTATTTGTATTTAAGAGCATGTCATTGTTTACAATGATGTTGTTGGCTGTCAAGTTTTCACCAATTTCAGCATTGTTTACAATGATGTTGTTGGCTGTCAAGTTTTCACCAATTTCAGCATTGGCCGCAGTTACGAGACCTGTGGTAGCGTTATTGAATTCTACGGTATAGGGGGTAGTATTACCCCTCGAAGTTATCATATCCAAATCATATGTTGAAGATAACCTCACGGAGCCTACATTTATACTAGCAAATTGCCCTGCACCGGCTACCCTGAGGTTGGCATTGGGGATATCAAGGTATCCGCTTAAACCACTAAGAGAACCCATTTAATATAGAAAGGGAAAAGAATTTTAAAAAAAGTACAAACCCTGAAAGGTTTGTACTTTTTATGATCTACATGTGTATTAAATTTACAAGTTGGGTTTGGTGATTCCAGTGACAGATAGGAATTTACACATTGGGTCTACACTGTGCGCTCGTACTTCAAAATACCTTCGGGCCCAAGTGATATCATATCAACACGAGGAGGTACATGTCGCTCTACATGAGCAGTATCAACATTACCAGTCAAAACATAATCGACAACATTAACAACTGCTGCATTGCCTCCCGAAGTAAACTCCCTTCCTATAACTCTCAAACCAATAGTAGGCCGAACAGTACTGGTGCGGCCTTGTGATAAATCATTTGTACTATCACCAAAATATACGATAGCAGAACATTCAAATGGAGAATTCAAAACACTATCGGAATACATTGAATCCGTAGATTTGGATATTTGTGTCCAAGGTCCAGAACCTTCTTTCATTTCAATAACAAAATTCCCCAACGGTGCCGCACTACCATGATGAAACGCGATAACAACTTTATATAAAAGTTTAGTTGTGCCAAGTACAGGAGTAAAAGCAGTAACCTCAGATCCTTCTATGGTCTCAAACGTAGTAGTCAAGTTTTGTAACGCGCTTGAGGCTAACATAGTGCCGCGATCACAGTAATTGGTACTATCTCCATTTTGAGACAAATACTCCAACGGAACAACGTCTTGACCATCTGAAACTAACTCCCACTCCTGATTAGGGGCTGCGAGGAACGCCTTAAACTTACCGTTTAGGTGGGTATCAGTGATCGCAGTTGCGCGGTCTATAATCGTGCCCACTGGGTATATAGCGTTCAGTATGACATTTGATAAACCGGAACCCAGATTTCCCAAGACATCTAGGTCCCCTCCAATAACAGCGTTAGAGGCTGTCTCAAACCCTGTGGTAGGGTTGTTAAATTCAATTGTGTAGGGAGTTGTATTTCCAACATTACTGACGGCTGCTAAGCCTAGAGGATTTGAAAAATCTATGACTCCCCCAAATTTCAGTGTTCCTCCAACTTCCAAGTTGGATGTGGTTACAAGACCTGTGGTAGCGTTACTGAATTCAACAGTGTAAGGGGTACTGTTACCGACTTCTGTGACGTTTTCTAGACCATACGCGGGGGTCATGTGGATCGTCCCCAAAGTTAAGTTCTGCATCCATGTGTTCCCCACAACTGTGAGAACATTTGAGTTTGTATCGTCAACGTGAAGGTTTGATCCTACACTCAATGTATTAGTGGGTGAGGTGTTTTGAATACCGACGTTACTCTGGGTGACAAAAGCTGTCGTTGGATTTGTGAATTGTAAAGTATTAGATGTCGTGTTTCCAACATCTGACGATTGTTGAATACTTACCGATGCTGTGACATTCGAGAGGAGACCACCATCACCTAGGAAGGCTGTGGCTGTAACATTTCCACCGACGACGATGTTGCTATCTACGACGAGACCAGTGGTTGCATTTGTCAATTGAAGGGTCTTGGATGTTGTATTTCCACTGTCTGTAACAGATTGGAGGGTCGTGGTGATGTTGGAGAGGAGACCACCATCACCTAGGAAGGCTGTGGCTGTAATGTTTCTACCAACGACGATGTTATTGTCTACGGAAAGATCGGTAGATGTCACATATCCATCAACGATAATATTGCTATTTACGGCGAGAGCACGTTTAATTGTAAAAATATATGCACTACCGCTATCTGCACCTTTATCATCATCTAAGTAAGCTCCAATAATTACACTACCTTCTCCGTCTATAGAAACGGAGTGACCAAATTGATCGGATGACCCACCTTGTGTCCCCGCTATAATCTTTGTATATTCTACCCAGGTTGAACCAGATTTTATAAATACATATACACTACCACTATCTGAACCATCATCATCATCCTTTTGTGATCCGACAACGATAATATCACCGGAGATTGAGACAGATATACCGAACTCGTCTTGGGATGAACCATCTATTGCTATGAGTTTAGTTTGTTGTGTCCACGTTAAGCCAGTGCGTGTAAATACGTATGCACTTCCCTGTGTGTTGTTATCGCCATACGCTCCAGAAACAATGGTATCATCGGAGATTGATACGGATGTACCAAAAACATCACCAGCTGAACCATCACTCGCAACGATTTTAGCTTGTTCTGACCACGATGATCCAGAACCCACAAAGACATACACTGCACCTTGAGTTCCATTTTCTTTCGATGCTCCAACAACTATTGTATTACCTGACATAGACACAGAAACACCAAATTCATCGGATGCAGAACCATCTGATGCAGTGAGCTTGGCTTGTTCTGTCCATACCGTTCCACTGCGTGTGAAGACATATACACTACCCTGGCTTGAGTTATCTAGGGGTGCTCCAATCACAGCGGTATCACCTAAAACTGTTACGGACGTACCAAATGAGTCACCCGAGGCTCCATCGGATGCATTTAATTCCATTTGTTGTGACCACGTTGAGCCGGTGCGTGTAAATACAAAGGTACTACCCTGATTTGTGCCAGTTCCATTGGATCCAATGGCAGCCGTGTTTCCATCTATAGATACAGATATACCAAACTGATCGGACGCGGAACCACCCGAATGTGTAAGTGCAGATTGTTCTGACCAAGTTGATCCCAAGCGTTTAAAAATATACACTATACCTTGTTCTGAGTTGTCTTTATATGCTCCAACAATAGCCGTGTCACCAGAAATATCTGTAGAGTAGCCAAAGTAATCACTTGCTCCTACACCGGTTCCGTTTATCTTCACCTGTTTTTCTGTTTTTATACTACGTGTATTAATTCCATTAACGACGATGTTGCTATCTACGACGAGACCGGTGGTTGCATTTGTCAATTGAAGTGTATTTGATGTTGTATTTCCATTGTCTGTGACATCTTGGAGGGTTGTTACAAGGTTCGAAAGGAGACCACCATCACCTAGGAAAGTTGTGGCTGTAACGTTCCCACCGACGACGAGGTTGCTGTCTATGACGAGACCGGTGGTTGCATTTGTTAATTGAAGGGTATTGGATGTTGTATTTCCATTGTCTGAGACACCTTGGAGGGTTGTTACAAGGTTCGAGAGGAGGCCACCGTCACCTATGAAGGTTGTGGCTGTAACATTTCCACCGACGACTAGGTTGCTGTCTATGACGAGACCTGTGGTCGCATTTGTCAATTGAAGGGTGTTGGACGTTGTATTTCCATTGTCCGAGACATCTTGGAGGGTTGTTACAAGGTTCGAGAGGAGACCACCATCACCTAGGAAGGTTGTGGCTGTAACATTTCCACCGACGACTAGGTTGCTGTCTATGACGAGACCTGTGGTCGCATTTGTCAATTGAAGGGTGTTGGATGTAGTATTTCCATTGTCTGTGACATCTTGGAGGGTCGTTACGAGACCTGTTAATTTACTCCCGTCACCATAGTATGATCCCGTTGTCTTTACATTTCCATTGACAACGAGTACATTTGAGTCGGTATCGTCAACATATAGATTGGAACCTACGTCTAAGGTGTGTACAGGTGATGTGTTCGCTATACCTACATTTGAAGATGTGACAAGTTCACCGAATATAGATGTATTGTTTTGGACTTGAAGGTTTCCTCGCAAATCGATGAGCATTAAGTGATCGGGGTCGTCATAGTGTAGGATGTGGTTATCTGTAAAGGTATTTTGTGTATACCCGATGGAAAATCTATGTTCATCGGCGTGGTATATGACGGCTATGTTGGCATAATCACCGTCTTCTTTGTGTTCCATCATGATACCAGTATCCAAGTTGTGAACTGCATTATTTGCACCTATTCCGAAAATACGATCTTGGATGGTGACGTTATTTGAAGAAAAAATTGTTGTGTTGCCACTCAATGTTAGGTTTCCCAGAAATTCTGCTTCCGCAGTAGAAACTACGTAAGTTCCTCCACTTGTTATGTACACTGGAGACTTCTCAAAGAATCCATCTGTTCTGACCATCGGTAAGTGTTTATTATTTAGATCTACGAGACCAGCTACTGCGATGTTTGAGCCAACTTCAACGTTTGCCGTGGTTACTACACCAGTGGTGGCATTTGTAAATTGGATTGTATTTGAGGTGGTGTTCCCAGTGTCAGTGACTTGTTGGAGGGTTTGCAGTTTTGTCAGAACGTCTGCGGGATCCATTTTTTCAAATGTGTTTCCACCACCATTTGTATATATGTGTGGAGGTTGGGTGGTGACTAGCTGAGCGTTGGGAATATCATTCACACGACCAACACCGGTCACGTCAATGATACCCGTAACCGCATGAGGTTTAACTACGAGACCAACATTCTGAATGAGATCGGTTTCAGCTTGGGGTGCCACATTTGAGATACCACCAGCTACAACGTTACTCACATAGACGGTTTCACCAGATATGAAGTCCCCGGTGTTTAATTTATCAGCTCTACCAAATGTAACGACAAGACCGACACCATTTACAGCCAAATTTTGATAGGCTACACCTAACGCGGGCATGGTGGTTGAACTATCGGCTCGAGCTTTCCGTATATTAAAAATATCATTACCTGTATGCCCCGCCGCATAGACGACATCACCTTTACTTATTGTTTCTAATGCCTTAGCTTGTAAAAATGTATGATTTTGTAGCTGATTGACCCAATTGGAACCATCATATACAAGCATGTCTTCATTTAGAGGGGTGGTCAGTGTCACGTTTGCCAATTGATTCAACTTTACTCCGACATTTGAGGTGAGGTCGGTGGTGAAGGCGGTGTGTGCATTGGTGAATTGGAGGGTATTGGAGGTTGTATTTCCGTTATCGGAGACATCTTGGAGGGTTGTCACGAGGTTGGAGAGGAGACCACCATCCCCCAAGAAGGTTGTGGCTGTCACATTTCCACCGACGACGATGTTACTATCTACGACCAAACCAGTAGTTGCGTTGGTGAATTGGAGGGTATTGGAGGTTGTATTTCCGTTATCGGAGACATCTTGGAGGGTTGTCACGAGATTTGACAGAAACCCACCGTCACCATAGTAACTGGAAGCTGTAACATTTCCACCAACAACAATATTACTCAACGCACGAAAACCGGTAACCTCATTTATAAACTGAAGAGTTTCTTCGGTTGCGTTACCAGAATTTGTCACAGATGATAAAGTCGGTGAAGTTGCGAATTCGAGGCTACCTAAAAATAAAGTTCCACCAATGAGAACGTTATTATCTACAACGAGACCCATGTCTGTATTTGTCAATTGAATGGTATTGGATGTTGTATTTCCATTGTCTGAGACATCTTGGAGGGTCGTTACAAGGTTCGAGAGGAGACCACCATCACCTAGGAAGTTCGTGGCTGTAACGTTTCCACCGACGACGACGTTACTATCTACAGCAAAACCAGTTTCCGGGTTAGTAAACTGAATTACATTTGATATTGTATTTCCATTGTTTGCAACGTCTTCAAGACTTGTCACAATACCCGTGAGTTTACTCCCATCACCATAGTACGAACCTGTTGCTTTTACATTTCCATTGATGACGAGAACATTTGAGTCGGTATCGTCTACGTATAGATTGGAACCTACGTCTAAAGTGTGTATGGGTGATGTATTAACAATACCGACGCTATCTTCGGTGTACAATTTACCATACACATGAACATTAACACTTTCCGATGTCTCGGGTACAAGTGTTTTTTCTGAAGAACTACTTTGGGTATACGCTAATACAATTTCATCACTACCTTCGAGAAAACCAACGGTGACATTTGATGAAGATTCTGGGCGAGCTAAAAGAAGACCGAGATCTATCGTGGTGTCACCGGATATGTTATTTTTTCCGAGTTCGATGATTGCGTCGGTGACTGTTAAATTTTCGGTGTTAACTGTCGTAGTCAGACCATTTATGAGAACATTACCATCGATGACAAGATTTTCTTTGATATATGTATTTCCTGAAACGAAGAGAACGTTTGACCCCGTGTCATCCACGTAAAGATTCGACCCAACATCTAAAGTATGTACGGGTGAACTATTTGCTATACCTACATTTGATATTGTGACTACGGATGTACCGGGATTATTAAATTCGACAGTCTCCGTTGTCGTGTTCCCAGTTTCAGTTATACTTTGAAAATCTTTGGTACCAATATCGCGGAGAGTAACATTACTATCAGTGATTTCTTTTGTCACTTGATTAAATCCAAGTATTTTAAAACGTTGATCATCGGGATCTGTAAGCAGTCGCATCGGTGACATGTATATGGCATTTGATGTATTTGCTTCTAAAAAATCGTTACTGGCATTAAATACTATGGTGTTTTCAGCTTGAACCTCCGAGTCTGGAACATTTTTACCAAACCTAATTTTGGTTGAACGTTCCACTGTCGGTAAGTTCTTAACCATTTAATATAGTGTAGCATTTTAATTTGCATATAGAAGTCCGGCCATACCATTTTCAATCCTAAGTATGTTGTAGTTTACTGCGTATATAGAATGATTAATTGGCATTGTTTCACTCATTAGCTTGACTGAATTGAGACGACTAAAGTTAAGTGTACCTGTGGGTTGAAGGGAACTTGTGGACAGACAGAAGCAGTAGAGAAAGAAGTCTGGGGAAGTCACAAAGTTGGTATGATAATAGTTCATGACATCTATAAAGTGTGGTTTTCCCCATCTGTAGTTACCTATATCTAGACCATTGATGTTAAGTTTTACTTTATTTTGGGGTGAAGTCAGGGCACCGTCTGTTGTTGTATCAGATGAAGCGATATATTTGATTGGGTGATTAAATGTAAGTTCCTGGACGAGTTGTTGAGACGCTATATTTTTCTGAACTTGTGTGATGAGCATATCATGTTTTCTAGATGCAAATTGACCACGTTCTTCATTGTCTAAGTAGTAATAATTGGCATAGCACTCTACATTATACATTGTAGCTTCACTTCCCCAGTGAATTCGAATTTCGACATTGTGATAATTTAATGCAACGAGGGGGAGAGCACATTGTGGACCTTCACAGAAGAAGAACCGCAGTGGATAAAAGTATGATCGAGCACTAACACCTGGGTGTGTACCATTTGCACTTTTAGATACATTTTGTGCACATGTATCTATAGCAATCTTTTCGGTAAATATAGCGTCTTGAGAATCTACGACGGAACCGCCGATAAGTAATTCTACATAATCGATAACCTTATCCCATCTTTGAATATCGAGGGCTTGGGACGTATCATCGATTGTAAAATACACGTAACCGAGAAGATCTCCAGAACGTTCGAATTGAATGGTGGACAGCGAATTGTTTTTCACAGCTCCATGGATCGTTTGTTTTTCGATGGACTGTGAAAAATTAGCATGTCTTTTAAATGTTGAACTAAAAAAGGATATTTCGGGATTACCCACGATATATTCATCCTGGGCTCCTATAGCAATTAATTGAACAACACCAGCAGACATGGTATACTATAGTAAAGTGAGAAAATTACAGGTTAGGTTTCCTACACACAAAGCGGAAGACTAAGAAATTTGTTGCAGCGGGGGTTGATGGTTCTACGAGATCACCGTCTTCATTTCGGATTGAAATATTTAACCGATCAATTGTTCGAATTGGATCAATGTATTGGGTTACAATGGGATAGTTATCTCTAAAAATGATAGTACCAGTATTATCTTGTGTTAATAAACTGGCAAATGAGTTTCGAACAATACTTCCATCTGTTTCGGGTGGGGGTGTTCTAGATGCTTTATCGGAAAAGATAGAATCCAGTTCTTTGATGGAAATGTAACAGTGTTCAGTGCCATTGATGGGAGTTACGGTGTTGATTCGAGCGGCTACAAGACGAGCTTGAACAACATTATGAAGAGGTTGGTTTAAGTAGCATGTAAATGAATTGGAATTTGTCTGTCCAATTGTATCAACTGTTATAGTATGATATTCATAGTTAAGGTCTGGGATTGTCTCTGTTGGCGACGTAATGAGAACCATTTATAGTTAGCTTAGATTAAAGTTCCACCGATTCCATCAACAATTTCATATCCAGCGTGTTCGCCAACAAGCTTTTGGGCATCGCAAAGCCCACCGGGTGTGAGACCTTTTGTGTATGGGCTGTCTTTCTTACCCGAACCTGGAACACAATCGAGGTCTGCCTCGAGATCGAAGATTGACTTATCGTTGACGACGTTAATAGTAATTGGTTTGGGTTGGTACGCGCTAACCTTTTTCATGATACCGAGAAGAGCGATGATCGAAAAAAGAACGACGATGGTTGTGAGGGCGTTCCGGTTGGTCTTATTGAACTTGAACATTTATAGTCTACCAATATTTTTTATTAACTGCGTTAAAGGTAAATTTTTTAGTTTCTACATAGAGAGTAGATGGACGAAGAAATAGTCATCGACCGTGGAAGTGCTACTATTATGAAGTTGGACGAAGATGAACAGGCCCTGATGGATGAGATTCAAATTTCAGCCCCCCGTCCTCAGCCTGTACCACGACCCTCCCGACCCCAACAAAGAGCTCCTCCATCACATGAACAACAGGAAACGATGGATGCTTTTGTCAACCCAAATAAACAAACGGCACCAAAGCAGACACATCAAGAAGAAGAGATTGATTATGGTGAAGATGAGCCGATGTTTTTCGACGACGAACCACAAGGAGGTCCGAGTTATCAAGAGGAACAGCCTTCTAAAGGTTATACTTCAATTGATGAAGAGAAATCTGATCTTTTAAACAAGTTAACTCGTCTTGAGAAAAAGGGTTTTTCTGTAAACAAGCGTTTGAATGCATACTCCAACATTGATGAGTTGAGATCTGAAGTCAAACGAATTACATACAGCATTGACGTTGAGCAGTCTATTCGTTTTTCTCGAAGGATGCTTGTTGCCTGTGTAACAGGTCTTGAGTTTTTGAACAAGAGATATAACCCCTTCGAAATTCAGTTGGAGGGGTGGTCTGAATCTATTATGGAAAATGTCGACGACTATGATGGTGTTTTCGAAGAATTGTATGTTAAGTATAGATCAAAGGTCAGCGTCGCTCCAGAGGTCAAGCTTATTATGATGTTAGGTGGTTCAGCTATGATGTTTCATTTAACAAACAGTATGTTTAAGTCTGTGATGCCTAACATGAATGACGTGATGAAGCAGAATCCGGATTTGGTGAAGAATATGATGGCGGCGGTTCAAAACACGACGAGATCTCCAGATGGACCATCAACGGAGGCACCAGTTGGTGGTACAACTGGTCAATATGAGATGAAGGGACCTGGTGTGGATATATCGAGCTTGATGGGTGGTATCATGATGCCTCCTCCACCACCAATGAACACGACACCTCCTCCGGTGATACAAGAAGAAGAAGATGTCTCTGACATAGTTTCGATCTCGGGTGATTCAACGGGTGGTGAGTTGAGGGAAGTAAATGTTGCTGGCACTAAGGGTAGGAAACCAAGGCGAAAGAAGAAGACAGAAATTAATCTCTAAAGTATATATAAATGATAGCGTATTATCCGCTGGAGGAACTAGAACCTCCCACCCGACAACGGGAAGTTGTCGATGAACCAGAGGCTCAGGTTGAGTCGAAGGTTGGGCGCGAAGAAACTGAGTTGAATTACGTCGTCATGGCTTTCATTGTCGGCGTGATTGCATTAGCCGTCTCTGATTCCATCAGGGCATAATTATATTGATTCTACCTTGGGGAATCCCCCCAAGTTAGTTTCCGAATAAAATACCTGCCATTCCATTTTTGATTCTTAAAATGTTATAGTTGACTCCAAAAATATTTATGTGTGTATCATTTCTGTTAATACCTTTAACGGCATTTCTGATGATGAGTTTTGCGTTATCGAGACGGCTAAAATTACACGTTCCATTTGGTGTATAGTCATTTGCATTCAGACCGAAGTGAAATGTGAAATATCTTGTATATATCAACGCATCGTTTGTGGGATCAAAATATATTTGTCCGAGTGTGGATTTATAATAATTTTGAATTGTGTGAAAATACATTGGTTCCATTGACTCAAGTAGTGCCGTTCCATTTAATTGAATGTCACATGTGTCAAAAGAAAAGCGATCGTTTACAAAATCTGGATCTTTTGCGGAAATCCCAAAAAAGATGGATTTTACGGGGTGATTTAATTGAGATAGATCAACGGTATTATAATTTCCACTGGTAAAATTAACAGGAGTTTCAAAACGCTGAGTCTGTGTGACGATCATGTCAATTTGGCGATCTAACAAACCCTCTCTTTCATCTTTGTCTAGGTATATATAGTTTCCATAGAGACTAATCTTTTTCTGGTTTGGTGTGAGACCAATTTCGTTATAGTGTGTGTCGTCAAAGTTGACTCGTATTTCAACTGTGTGATGTTGTAAGGCAACGAGTGGGAGTACTGTTCCACCATCACAAAAAAAGAAGTGAAGAGGGACAAACTTGAGATTACTGGTGTTAACTTTGGTGCTTATTTCTTGTGACTTTGGATATGTGGTTGGAAGATAGTTGGGCCATATATCACTATAGTAGTCATAGTGTTGAGAATCAACCTTTTGCCCACCTATATACAAATCGATTGTAGAATTGTAAAAAAGATTTGAAGAAATATTTGCTTCACCTGTACCCTGAAACCACAAACCATTTAAAGCATCCCCATAAACTGGAATTGTTATAGAGTTATCTTGGTTTGTTATACTTTTTATAAACTTGGGGGCTTGGGAAAAGTTTGTATGTCTAGAAAATTTTGTTCTAAAAAATGAAGTACCTTCATCACTGGTTATATAAATGTCTTGCATCCCTTTTGAAACGAGTTGTATTAATGCACCAGACATTTATTAATTGTGTAGAATTTAAAATAGACATTTTCCCTGGGGGAAGTCATTCTTATTTTCTTCCTCTAGATTCTTGCCATGTATTTTGAATCCACCTTGTCGATATACTTTGGTTCGTTTGTAATACATCGCAGTAAATATTGACCATGGGTCGTGAATATCATAGATGTGTGGATTATTTTTCTTTCCCTTTGTTTCTCTCATGATACGTCCAATACTTTGTGTTATGTCAGACTTGGGTGAGGCTAAGATAACTGTGTCTAGTGTTGGGATATCTAGACCTTCGTGTGCTTGACTAAACGTTGCAAAGATGATTTTCTTTTTAGAAGATTCTTGGAGATCTTTTTCCTTCATTCCACCCATGTATAGTCCAGAGCTTTTTGGAAAACATTGGTGAAGAAATTCGCAATGAAATCTTCTATCACTGAGAACGAGAAGTTGTCTTGTTCCCGCAGAGGCTTTTTTTACGAGTTCCACTAACATTTTATTTCTATTCCTGTCTTCGACTAACTCTGTAATCATGTTGGGCATCGATATTTTACCATTTCTCATAGACGGTGGTGGATTTCGATAATTGAAACATTCATACACAATGGGAAACACTTCAACCTGTTCTTGATTTTTTCGTTCCACTTCAAAAAAAGTGGGTCCCATGAACCAATGGAGAACTTTAGTAAGTCCATCTTTTCTTTGGGGTGTAGCAGAGAGACCAAAAATATGTTTTGGACACAATTTGAAAAGAGACTGACTAAATACTTTCGCACATATATGATGTGCTTCGTCTACTATAAGGGTTCCAACACTTTCAAAATCAGAAAAACTATACTCTCGGAGAGTTAGAGATTGAAGCATAGCGATAACAAAGTCGCAGTCAATTTCTTTTTTATCTTGTTGGACAACACCAATTGTGGCACCTGGACAGAATTGTTGTATTCTTTCTTTCCACTGGTCGGCCAAAAATTGTTTATGAACGATGATCATTGTTCGGTATCCCAACTTACATGCTATTGCCAAGGATACGGTGGTCTTTCCATATCCACATGGTAACGAGAGAACTCCATGACCCGCTTGAAGAGCTGCATCAAGCGCTTCATTTTGGCGGGTGGCATCTCGGAGGGTTCCGGTAAATTTTGTTTTGATTTTGGTAGGTTGGGGCCTTTTATCTTCTTTGGGTTGACCAAGTTTCGAGATGCCATAGAATCGCGGGACACAGATACCATTTTTAGTCGCTTTGAAAACCTTGAAAGGTGGTGGTGGAAATCCATAGTCTCCATTGACTACGGGTCTTACCGTAAGTTCCTTTTTTATTTCTTGTAATGGTCCCTCGTTAACAAGGTACCCAGTTCTAGTAAGAACTGTCATATCTACTGATATAAAGATCCGAAACTCTAAGCTGAACAACTTACAAGTACCCATGAAAAACCAGAATACTTATCAACGTTCCAAGTACCTTTAAAATCAATTTCAAGTTCAACTTCATCATCTTTTAGGAGAGACTGTATCGGTTTTCCTTCGACTTTACACATCACCCTTCTGTAACGAAATGGGATTTTCACTTTTAGAATCCGTCCATCTAGGGGATCGTCTATATGTTCATTTAGTAATAGATGCATTTTATTGTCATGAATTGTGCTAACTTTCTTTGCTACATTTGGTGAAAGGAGAACTCTCATATATTTTTTGTCATTAAAGTCATACATGGGTTCATAGACATTGGCTACAATTTTCATAACTTTCTATTACGGTATACTAAAACTAAAACTATAAGTATCATAAGTATAATAAACGTGAGCCTAGATAGTGTGAGGGGATATAATGGTTGTCTCGTTTTGAAAACTTGGTGGCTCAAACTTCTAGATACTTCTATAGCTGCTTCGATACTGGAATAAGGTGTCTTTCTTGGGGACATCATACCACACATCGCAACTTTAGAACATTCCCCAAAGAATGGAAGTTGACCTCCCAAGCTTAAAATTCCGGAAGATTGTGAAAAGGACCACCCACTTTCATCACTCCATTCCGCACCCCAACTAATTTTAGAATCCATTGGTTGTGTTAATTTGAGTTGATCAATGACTTCTAGTATAAACATCTCCGGGTTATTCTCAAGCATTTCTTCTGTTAGATTGCATATAACACATGAAACCGTTTTACCGTCAGAAAGAACTTTTGGTTGTAAATCCCATGGAGTTTTTGTGGCGATTTCGAGATCTGATTTGAGTGTTACTGGTTCATCGTAGTATAAAAGAATATTCATAGCACCATAGGTGCCATCACTGACTTTTTTAGCAGCTTCAGGTCCCCAGTTGTCACCTAAAAGTTTTAATGCTGGGCTATTATCTACACAAAGAAAGAGGTACCCATCATCTATTTCTGTATCATTTGAAAAAGTGGCTTTGTATTCATCTTTTTGGTATTCTACATTTTGAAGTTCAACACCAAATACAAAATTTACACCTGCGTCTATGAGAGCTTCTTCCATTGCATCACACATTACTTTTCCTGATACTCGTTGTGTGTATGGTTTTGATAATACGACATGATTAAGATTTTGTATAAATTCGAAAGCAGACATTCGACTCCAAGTCACTCCATCCATGATGAGTGGTAAATGTTTTAAAAGTTCTTGACCCGTTTTTGATATTTTTCCTAAAGCATCTTCTAAACTAACTTTTTTGTATTTAGCTGGCTGTATTCCAACTCTGAAAACTAGAGACAGAAGACTTATATAGTCCATAGGTTTTAAAGATTTGATTAAAAACTTTGTGTGTTCATCACCACCTGTTGATGGTTCAAACATTTCATTCCATTGTATTCCCATTTCGTCAAATAAAGAATGTGTGTTCACAAATGCTCGATCAAACAAAACTCTGTGAGCGTGGAGATTTCGTTTTTCCACTTCGGGTTCCCACCATGATCCACCGGCGGAAACTTTACGATCGTATATAGTGATATCGTGTTTTCCTGTCCGAAGTATTTCCCACGCGAGAGACATTCCTGTAGGACCGGCACCAACGATATGAATCTTCATTCTACTTTTAGTTTATATATAATTTTTCATGAGTCAGCGTATAAAATGTTACAAGTCCAAATGTTATCCAAAGTTGTGGGTTCATATATTCACGTCCGTAATAGAGAATGAATGCATTCAGAAGCATGTGCATTGGAACTTCTTCTTTACCATACTTAAGGTAGAACCCGGCTGTGGCTGAACCTGAAAGTATAAGTGCGCTTATGAATGATGTCATGGATGGTTTGTATAAAAACCATGCTGTAAAAAGGAGTGCTATGTAGGATATAAATATAGAACGCCTTCCAAGTTCTCGTAGACTATCTACAACCAATGGTCGTTTACATTGTATTATTTTTGTTTCCCAATGTGGACCAAGAATGAGGTATGAAAAATATAAAAGTATAAACACTTCCCACATTTTACTTTATTAAGATATTTAAAAATATCTATTAAAAGTAGGTATGTTGATTATCAAATGTGATATAGTCAGACCAACCCCCAAAATGACACAACAAAAGGTAAAAACGTGGAAATTTGCCGCCAAATTTTTGTGGAAAGAGCGTTTTACAGCCGACAAAGTGGAACTTGGGAAGTGGACGAAAGAACAACTTTTAGATCTTGGACCAACATTTGTAAAATTAGGACAAATTGCTTCTACGAGGGGAGACTTGTACCCTCCAGAATTTACACGTGAACTAGAATCTCTTCAAGATAATGTTCCACCCTTCGATTATAACTTAGTGAAGGATGATCTAAACATGGATATTTTTAAAGATTTTGAAGAGACTCCATTTAAATCTGCTAGTATTGGTCAAGTCCATAAAGCCACCCTAAAAAATGGTAAAAAGGTGGTTGTAAAACTAAAAAGACCGGGTATTTATGATACGATGCAATCCGACACGGAAACTTTGAAACAAATTCTAAAAATAGTTCAATCTGTTGGGATTGATACTGGGAATAGTTCAGACTTTGTTCTAAATGATTCAATTGAATATCTTTTGGGTGAAGCAGACTATGTTCAAGAAGTCAATAATGCGATCAAATTTAAAAAATCTCTGAAAGATGTTGAATGGATTAAGATTCCACAGGTGTATAAAAAGTATTGTACGAATGAAATGATTGTAATGGAATATGTACCAACGGATAAGATTATCGAAATCAAGGACAAGAAAATCAACAGGTTAAAGGTGTGCGAAGCCCTAGTGAATTCATACGTCATACAAACTATGGAGGCTGGTCTATTTCACGCTGACCCACACCCTGGAAACTTGGGTATTTCCAAAAATGGTAAGCTGGTTTTCTACGATTTCGGTTTAGTCATCCCACTATCGGATGAACTCAGAGAAGGTTTTAAAGACCTTTTCTTTTGTATTATAAATAGAGACACCTCGGGGATAGTGAAAATTTTAATACGCCTGGGGGTCATCGTCCCAACGTCTACGGATATATCAGACATTGAACTCTTTTTTGAGAGTATCCTTGGGTACCTAGAGACCCTAGATGGTGGTGCTATAGTAAACGACGAGCTCGCCGCTGAGCTGGCTATGGAGAAACCCTTCGTCGTACCAACAAGTTTCGTCTACCTAGCAAAGTCCTTCTCTCTCATAGAGGGTATTTGCATCCAGTTGGATCCAGAGTTTAATTACTTCACCTACCTGGAACCTATGATTCAACAACAGTTCCTGGAATCATTTGATTTAAATGAAATGTTTATGAAAACGACGGAGATTCCCTCAAAGATTGGAAAGATAAGCACAGCTGTTCTGGGTTTGGAGAAATCCAGAGCATCTATGAAACGCTCGATGGTTAAAACGAGACAGGAAATACGGGTAGTTCAATACAGTATAATTTGTGCTGTATTGGCGGAGAGGTTCCACGATACACCATTGGCTGGTGTGTTTATATTGGGTGCATTGTATTTTACTTTTCGTAAAGATCGATAGACTTCTTTACACTCTTCTTGGGCTTGGACTTTTCATCCTTCTTGACAAGTTTCTCATGTTCCTTGTAGTATTCCTTTAGCCTCTTCTGCTCATCGCGGACAATATCACTCAATTTACCTTTGATTTTGTCCACGTCCATGTCCCGATCCTTTTTAATTTTTTTACTGAGCCTCTTGAAACCCTTTTTACTGGCGAAAATAGTTGGTGAAGTTGCGATGGCAAGCATTTATTATGTAGGGACATTTATTTTTAACCTCTTTAGTTTTTCCTCAAACTCCCTCCTCTCCCCCGGGGACTCTATAGTCTTCCCAGTTTGGAGGGCTTCGATCTCTGGCCCCGTGAGATGCATCGCATTGACCCTAAAGTCTAGGAAGGCTTCCATCGTGACGGGGACTAGGGGCTTCACTAAGTCATATATGGCAGTGGCATAGTCACGGATCTCTTTCTGAGCATGACTATCCATTCTCAAGTGGAGAAAGTGCATGAGATTGTGGAGGTTCATTTTCCAATAAAACTCTGTGTAAGTAGACTGTGGGAGCACCCCACGGCTCTGTTCACGGCAGGCTCCACCCTCTAGGAGCTCTTCGTAGACCTCAAAGGCGTGAGTCAGGTGTTGGGATACCTTTCCATTGAGTTCTTCCCCTACGTCTACGACACCCTCTGAACCCTGGTGGTTCACTTGGGACTGCCCCCTCAGAGTTTCTGGTTCATAATACTCCTCGGGAACGACGGAGTAACGGGCGGATAGCTCATTAATTGAGGCTGTTCGATGTCGCATATGCTGTCGTGCGATGTAGATTGGCATTTTGATGTGGAATTTGAACTCAACCATTTCAAAGGGGGTAGTGTGCCAGTGACGTAGGAGGTATCGTATAAGACCCCTGTCTCCTCTAGACGTTTTCGTTCCATCTCCATAGGAGACTCTGGCTGCTTGAACAATAGACGAGTCCAAATCTGTTTGAGGCATGTGGTCAACGAGCCTAACAAATCCATGATCCAAAACCTTTTCCATTGTAATTATCTATCCGTTTATTTCTTTAATCAAGTCACCAATATTCTTGTAGTACCTTTTCAAATCTTTCATGAACCTCTTATTGTTTTCCAAAACTTCACAATCAACTTTGTTTAAATATATCCAAGCCAAATTTGATTTTGAATATTTTGTAGCTTTTTGATTTTCATTGGGTCTCCTTGCCACCAACTTTGTTGTTTTCTTCTTCGAGGCTGAAGTCACCTCTTTTCTATTCACGAAGGAAAGTGCCTGCATGACGGTGTCCGCCAGGTCGTCTTTCTTTTTAGACTTGTTAAATGTATCTAACCAGTGAATATTTGTGGATCCATCCTTGATGAAAGCTTCGCATCTCTCTATGGACACCTTTTTCCTCTTGTTGTATTGGGCCTTTCCCGGACCCGCGACATCTGGGATCTTGTGACGGGCGTCGTATAGAATGGTTTCAGCTTTGGGACATTTGATAATAAAGTAAGCATGAAGAAAGTGCATTACAGAAACCATTTTCTTGTTACGTTCAGGTTGTTTTTCTATGAGAATGACGTCGGCATTTAAAACCCATGGTCTTTCGTCAAGATGATCTCTCATAGAAATATATACACCGTCCTTGTGTTGTGGTGGGATACCATCTACGTCCCAATGTGTAACTAAATTGTTACATTTTTCATCGAGAGCACATATAGCTAAATTCTTTATACCCACATCAATGGATATAATCATTAAATAAAACTTTAAATATCTCTTTAAGTTAATGAGATATATAGCCCATCGTGGATACTCGTTGGAGTACAGGGATAATAGTATCAATGCAATATTATGGGCAATAAATTTGGGGTACGATGGTATTGAAATCGATGTTCAACTTTGTGGAACTGGGGAAATTGTTTTATACCACGATGTGTATATTGATAATTATTTCATATCAGAAACTAGTTTCGAAGTTTTAAAAAAGTTTGGAATATGTTCTCTCCAAGAAGTTTATGACAAATTACCTAAAATAATTCACAAGGATCTTATTCTTGACATCAAAGGCAACAACATTGAGGTAGTCGGGGCACTTGAGAGATTTTATATGAGAAGACCTACCGAACGAGTTACATTTTGTAGTTTCAATCGAAGAATTTTAAAAATTATGCCATCTCATTACAAAAAGGGTTCTACATTTGAAACAACTTTTCATCCAAAAGAGTATGATATGATTACACAGAATTTGTCAATGGTTGTTATTCACTGGACATGTCTAGATCATGAGTTTATATCTTACTGTAAGTCTAAAAATATTGGGGTCTACACATATACACATAAGGAACCAAAGGAGATGGAATATATGTATAAGTATGATGTTGATGGAATAATTACTAATGGAATTTGATCACTAACGTTTCTTCATAAAGTTCTTGGTGGCACCCTGTCCAGCTGGGGACATCATGAAATAGAGAGCCGCGAGAATGGCGATACAGAGGACACACGCAGATGCCGCCGAAGCCATTTGTCCACCCCCCATGATGTTCCCGATTCCTGATCCAATACCTTCCGCCACGTTCGCGAAACCTTGACCGATACCTTCAGCCGCTTCTGCGATACCGCCATCCTTTTTTTTAGCTTCCGCTTCGGTTGTGGCAGCGAGTTTGTTGACAACCTCCGTCGAAGCAAATGCGGTTCTAACAGAGTTTGTGACCGCCTGAGCAGCTAAAACAGCTACAATATCCTGATTCCAGTCAATAGAATCACCAGGTGCACACTCATATCCTCTAATAGTCAGTTTACCATCCTGTATGTTAACCTGAGTCGCAACAGATCTGTTAATATTATCCGTTGTAATTTCGTTTACAATGGTGTTTTTGATAGTTTGGTTGACAGTTTGTTTGATCTCCATCGAACTATCACCCCCGAGTCCAAGATCGGCTAAGTTCCCCATTTGAGCAGCTTTTTCAATTTGTGCACCAGCTTGTGCTTGCATTTCACTGGTGATAGCATTTTGAATTTCAGTAGCCTGTTCTGCTGTAAATTCTGAAATAGATTGTGTCTCTGCTTTAATTGTCTGACCAAAATTAGCCTTACAATATTTAACGTTTTCTAGAACAACTTCTAAAGATTGCATGTTCGATTGGTCTGCCGCAGATTCGGTAATATTCGTATTCATCTCCCGGTAAATACTTTCGTTTATAGCGGTCATGTTAAAAACTTGATCAACTTTTTGAGATGAACTTCCACCTCCTCCCATTGTATATTGTTTTCTACTGAGAAAAAAAAATATGTTAAAGAAAAAATAAGTCGCTTTACTATGTGGTGTTGGTGGTGTTGTCATTCATTTAAAGGTGAATCTTTGCAGCTACCTATCAAACACGATGAAAGAAGAAATACATTTGAAACACTTGGACATTTTTGTTCATGGAGTTGTATGAAATCATATACATTAGATCAGTATGGACTAAATAGAGGTGGACTTATTTGTGGAAACATTGTCATGATGCGTCGAAAAAAGTTTAAAACTATTGGAAGTATAAAGATGGCACCCAATAGGTTTAGACTTCAAGTTTTTGGTGGAGATTTATCCATAGAAGAATTTAGACAAAATCAAACACAAGATACAACTACACCAAATGTTATAGAAACAAAACCACACGCTGACATAGTCATACCCATTATTTCGAACACGACTAAAATGAACGAAATAAAGAATGCAACTTTGGACAATCATGGGCTGAAATTAAAACGATCGAAACCACTAAAGAGAAATCACAATAATCTAGAGTCAGCATTGGGACTCATAATAACTTCTAAAACCTAAAACTCGCATTTGTTTACTCGTCGGTCGCGACGGAGGAGCTTCACTACAATGAACCCACTGACACCCGTCATGGGCTCTCCATGAAATATTATGTTTTTCCATAGCTTTTCTACATATGACACATGGCATTGATATAGCGTCGCCGTATATATTTTGTCTAGATACAATTAATTCTCCATGTTTCCTATGTAGCCACTCTGTAAATTGGTGGGGTTTATACCCTTTTTTCATACACTGTCTATATAAATATCTAATGAGTTGTCTTTCTGCACACATATGATTATTACTCACAATTTTAGGTCCTTTGGACATATAACTGGTTACGGTACAATATCGCATTTCCTGCAATTAATACAATTTGAATTATTGTGTACAAAAGAACACTTCGGACACTCACTTAGGATATGAATTTGTTTTTTTGCGACAAGTCCTTTAGAAAATCGTTCGAGTTCCTTTACTGTATATATACCGTATTGGACAATAATATCCAGTGAGGGAAACCTCATATAAATATATGAACCACAATCCTTATGTGTTTTTATAAGCACTTGAATAATTTATTCACAGCCTTTTGAGCTTTCATCATGGAAGCAAAACTATCGATGATTGGTGGAACCATACTTTTAAGAATAATTTCAAATTGGCTGTCATGATTACCCTCGTCAATTTGTTCAATGAGGTGGTTGAGAATGGCAATGACAAGTTTTTTCTTCTGGGGACCGGGGAGTTTATTAAATTTGGAAACTTCGATCACGAGGCGGGATATGATGGGTGGAATATCTTCTTTGGTCAATCCATCGTCTATGTATTCAAGACGGAGTTCTTCGACTGTCTTGACTATAGTTTTGGCTGTAATTTTTCCAGCAAATTTTTGTAAAACGGAATCCATTTGTATAATAATATGTCATAATAATATATGAACTTTGACGAAGTTATATCAACTTTGGCATTTGGACTAAGTTTCGTTGAGATGTTTTCAGAGGTTAAGAAGGCTGACTTTGTCAGTGTTGAGCATAAGAATATTATACTTTTGAGTTTATTCACGAGTTGTTTATGGTTGATATATCAATATAGAACGATAGGAACTAATGCGACGACTCTCGCGACTGGTTTGGGTATCTTTGTCCAGTTGTATATCTTGAACAAGATTTTGTTAAAAGAACAAAATATAATTAAAGAAACGGCTAGTAAGTAATTTACAACATGGTTGCCATCGCTCAATTGAAGCCCACCTATGTAAAGCGTTATGATACCAAGGCGACCGCGTCTCGGAAGTCTACGACCCGCCCGGTCCCAACTCCTACGAAAATCCCAAACAAAGCTGCACGCTTCGCGGAGGTCGTCAATGGACGTGCCGCGATGCAGGGCATTCTTTGGGGTTCCCTAGATTGGATGATGTCAGGGGAGAATATCATTCAACAGTGCGAAGATCCAATGTATGCATTGGCTGCTACCGGTGTTGTTACGACCCTGGCTGCGGCGTCTGCCATCACCGTCAAGGGCTTCGAGGAGGAGGAGTTTTGGTCCTTCACCCCCGAGGCTGAGCTTAAGAATGGTAGGTTGGCCATGCTTGGGTTTGCCACTCTATTTGGGTTGAGTGCCATGTAACTTAAATATTCAATTAATTTTAATTTTTCGTCTAATGAAAATGTTCCTGCCCTGCGCATCACGTAGGCCAAGAGCATCATCAGGATATAGACATTTACCGTGACTGGTGTCATTTAAGCAGACTTAGGTTTTTTATAGACCAAGAAACCACCGACCATGAGGGCGACGATGAAGGTGACTAGACTGATAATGTTGTAAATGGTGGAGGCCTTCTTGTCATCGGCTTTACATTTGCGGGAGTAATTGAGGGCGATAGAACTACCGATGATACCCATGATGGAGTACACTAGGGTGAGGACCCCAGGTAACTTATCCTTAGAGATCATGGCGATGAATAGTGTAAATGGAATGGCGAGGGCGATTGCGAGGGTGGAGGAGAGAAGGCGACTGAGGTTTTGGTGAATTTTCTCATCCGCGAGTTCTGGGCAATCCGAGAAGGTAGAGATACCAACGGCCGCTGTGGCAATGTAGATGCTGGCGAGAATGAAGGTCACGGTAATAGTCACCATGTCAATCTTAAGTTTGGTTCCTTGACCGACTGGGGCGACACCGGCGGCGACGGTGTTCGCTGCACCACTCGCCACAGCAGACATAGTTCCGAGAGCTCCGAGAGCAGCCATTGTTTATTATACTTATAGAAAATATTATATCCTGAATGAGATGAACATTTATTCTTCCAAATAGGGAAAACTTTTATGACTCTCTAATACAGCTTTTATCTCATCACCCGTCATGTATGGAAACATAGGCAAACTCACACATTTAGAACAAAACTCCTTTGCGTGTTTACATTCAACATGAAACTCTCTAAAGCATTCTAATTCTGGTAATGAAATGGGATAGTGGATACCGGTTTGTATTCCGTTTTTCTTCATATGTTCGATGTAAGAATCTCTATTATCTTGTAGTGTATAGAAAACGTGATAAACATCTTTACCGACAGAACTTCTTTTAGGAAATGTGTGTGCGTCGTTATATTTTGTCGCAACACTAATTCTTTCATTTGTCCATTCATTAATATATTTTAATTTTGTTGATAAGAACAATCCCTGCATTCCATCCATACGACTATTTACACCATCTGTCTGGTGTTCATATCGGTTATGTGCTGGGGCACCCAAACTCGCATATTGTTTCATTTTGGTGGCAAGTGTGGATGATTTTGTTATACACGCACCACCATCACCGAGTGCCCCCAAGTTTTTACCTGGGTAAAAAGAAAAGCAACCGACGTCACCAATCGTTCCGACGTGGTGTCCATTTATCATCGAACCATGTGCTTGTGCACAATCTTCTATGATTGGAATATTGACATCTTTTGGGATAGTAGCACATTGTCCAAATAAATGAACTATGATTATACATTTAATGTCGTCATCTATTTGATTATATTTATCTTTGAGATCAATTAATCCTGTTTTAGGGTTTACATCCATAAACACAGGTATATGTCCAGCATTCACAACTGCCATAGCTGTAGCCGCATAAGAAATTGCGGGAACTATAATCTTCGAATTATCTTCAAGTTCGAGAGCCTTGATTGCTATGTATAATGCATCGGTGCCACTATTACATGTAACACAATGCTGAGCTTTTGTATATTTCTTAAAATTTTCAGCAAATGTCGTGTCACCGACAAACGCACTAGATTCTAAAACTGTATCGAGAGCTTGATGAAACTCATTTCTGAGTGGATCATGAATTCTTTTTAGATCATTAAATGGTACTTTCATTATTAAAGATAAGCAGCTTTTCTTTAATAATGAAGTGTGTAATAGTAGGGTTAGGATATTTTGGTAAAATTATTCAAAGTAAACTGAAAGAATTTATTCTTGATGAACTGATTACCGTTGATCCATTTAATCCGAGTAGTGATTTCAAGAATATATCTGATGTACAAAGTGTGGAAGGGTATTGGTTTATTACAACGCCCGCGAGTACACACCATACTATTCTATTGGAACTATTCCAGAAGGGTGTTAAAAATATATGGGTAGAGAAACCTATATGTGATACACTAGATGATACACTCGATATATTTTCTAAGAAACCGGACGATGTTTTCTTATATTGCGATTTTACATGGCTTCAACACGAGGCTATAAAACACATAGGAGGTGTGAATGACATAAAACACGTTGAAATGAAATGGATGAACGATGGTTCAATGATTCCTAAAGATGTAAACATAGTAACAGATTTAGCTGTTCATCCTATATCAATTTTAACATTTTTATTAATTAAATCGAAAGACATTTTAGAAAATATAAATGTAACGTATGCGAGTAGTATGTCTGTATTAATAAATGGTAACAGTAAAAATGGTATTACATTTAATATAGAAGTTAGTAATTCTTCGTGTAAAAAAACACGGAACATCGGTGTGTATTGTGTGGATGATGTATATAGATGGTCTTCGGAAGATCCTTATTACATAGAAAATTTGGGTCACGTCGAATCTAAAGACGCTATAGTATCTAACATCCAACTATTTTTTTCCAAGAATTCTTTGGGGTATCCATTAGACATTGCGAGAACTCTTGAAACTGTCAATGAATTGTTCACCAATTTCGATAAGTGATTTTTTATCACTATCGGATAATGAAGATCTCTCTATCCCAATTGTATTGACCTTTATAGGAATTGAGGGAACGCCACCCCATACAATACCATCCGGTGACTCACCCTTGAAAAAACTGCCTGCACCTATCATACAATATTTACCTATGATAGATCTCTGGTGTACAGACGCGTTCATACCCACATGACTATTATCACCTATGGTTACAAATCCAGCGATACTACACCCGGGGTTTAGTTGTACGTTATCACCTATATCACAATCATGCCCTATGAATACCTGACTCATGATATAACAATTGTTACCTATTTTTGTGTAACTTTCAGTTGGTTTATTAATAACAACATATTCTTTTATTTCCGTGCCATCGCCGATGATAACCTGTCCATCGGGATTTGACTTTTTACCTTTCCAATCTGGTTCATTTATCGAATACATATTCATTAATAAAAATAAGTGATAGTCTTTATATACTTAAAAAAATAAAATTATATTTCAATAATGAAGATTTCATATGCTATAACAGTTTGTAACGAGTCTAAGGATTTGTATTCACTTATTTCATTTTTAAAGAAGGTTAAGGATCCGTGTGACGAAGTGAATATTTTGGTTGACAGTCTTCATGTGACTGCATCGGTCCACCGTGTTCTTGAGCACTTTAGGGATGATATAATTGTAAATGAGCGAGACTTTTGTGGTGATTTTACAAAGCACCGCAACTTTCATTTGGAGAAGTGTTCCGGTGACTATATTTTTGTGGTTGACCCCGATGAGATGCCACAGGAAAAACTCATAAAGGGTTTAAAGAAGTTTATCGTCGAGAGTGAGGCAGATTTAATATCGATTCCTCGTATAAACATTCATCCCGGGGCTCAGGAACATTGGTTGAGACAATGTCAATTTAGAACAAATGAGTTTGGATGGATAAACTGGCCAGACTATCAATGTAGAATTTTCGAAAATGCACCTGGGCGTATCTATTATAGTAGGGAGTTACATGAAAATGTGGTGGGTGCCAAAAAGTCTATGGCCCTCAAAGCGGATCCTTCTGTAGCCCTATGGCACATCAAGTCTGTGGACAAGCAGGATGTTCGTTGGGAAGATGGTAAGTATGTTTCTCCGTCAAATACAAACCTATATGACACATTGATGTAATTTAAAGAATGGTAGAATATTAAATACAGTATGATTAAAACCCCCAATGGAATATTTGACATAGATGTTGACGATTGTTGGATCCGTAATCACATGTCTTCTGGAAAGGTTTTTGAACACCATATAATCAATGATATGTTGAAACCATATGTAGAGAAATCTAAATACATTGTAGACGTCGGTGCGAACATTGGGTGCCACGCTGTGAGTTATGCGGGGTTCAATACAGATTCTAAAATTTGGGCATTTGAACCACAAGAAAAATTACATGAAATTCTAACAAAGAATGTTAAACAGAATAATTATAGTGATAGAATTGATGTATATAAACAAGGTCTCGGGCACTGTAAAATGTCCTGTGAGCTCATGAGTTTAGATAAAATGGATCAAGATTTACGTAACGGGGGGTGTAATAAGGGTGGTGTTGGTATTGGTAAAGGTGGTGAACATATGACTATAACAACCCTCGATTCTATGGAATTACCTGGTCTCGATTTCATTAAAATAGACGTAGAAGGTGCGGAGGGTCTCGTCATTATGGGTGGTAAAGAGACGATAAAAAAATACAAGCCCGTCATATGTTTTGAACATAATTATCAACGAATCGATCCCAGAGATGTTAACCTCGAACAAGTACCAACGCCATTTGAAGAATTGGTAAAACTGGGGTATAAAAAGTTTGAATATTTAGATTGGGATAATTATTTGGCATTTCCATAAGTTAAAAGAAAAACGAATATTTAAGTAAATGAAGTTCGGGAAGATTTATGGTCGTTTCTTTTTGAAACAAGATCTGGGTATAGAAGATGATGACACTCCACATACAGTTACTATATCTGAACTTATGGAGACATTTACATTGTGGCCCGGTTGGATACGGGATTTTCCGAGTAAAAGTGTGCAACTTTTTACTATGTTTGAGACATCCGATGTACACCCAGATATCATTAAAAATATGAAATTATTTGACAAGGTTATTGTTCCATTTGATTATCTTAAAGATATTTTGGTTGGACACGGCGTACATTGTGAAGCTCTAAATTGGTGGACTTCACCTTTAATTAGAACATGTCCCAAAGTTATTAAAAAGAAATCCAACCCTGAAAAGATTGTATTTCTTTATGTTGGAACTAATGATATTAGAAAGAACTTGGTGAAGCTTGTAGATACTTTTATAAAATGTATCGATGGTACGGAACATAAACTAATTGTAAAGACAAACACCACTGATGGTCTACCACAATGTGAAAATATAAAATACATAACACACCGACTAAATTATCACGAGATGGCTGGACTCTATAACATATGTGACTATGTTGTGTCATTTTCACACGGGGAAGGTGTTGGCCTTCCGATGCTCGAGGCTAAATATTTTGGAAAACCCGTGATTTCACATGATCAAGGTGTTTTGGGTACAATTAAAAATGATTCATGGGTGGTTCTCCCGTCTAAAGAGATTCCTATTGACCATGCCTCGGTTCCACCATTTCTTGATAAAGTTTTTCATGGAACATGGTGGGAGATTGATGAAAAGGAAGCTTTTACTATAATAAAAAATCTCACTAAATAATAGTAATGGATGAATGTATAGAACGATTAGAATTCTATTGTGACAAAATCGCGACAGAGTTTCGCAAAATACCACAAAACTATAAACTTATTGAGCAATATGGTCATATAGATCAAGAAGTTCACGATATTTCAGATGAATACGAAAGATTAAAAATAAAACTAGATGAATTGGGGCATCGAATCAATTCTTCTAAATTTGGATTAAAAATGATAGAAGTTGAAATAGATGAGATTAAAGAACGTCAAACTTCTCAACATCCATGTGGAGATCTATATTTACCATAACTTCATCTTCAGCTTCAATCTCCTTGAGAAGGTAGCTAAAGTATGAACATTTATGAAGTATACACTTTTAATGCTTCTTTGACTGCAGGGTGTCTAACGATATCATCTTCACACATCCTAACATGTTCAATAAATTTAAGATCGAAAAGTTGCATACGATATACAAGTTCAGCAAGACCATTTTCATCACCGAGATCGGATTGTTCCATATCACCCGTTATAATAAGTTTAGTTCCTTCTCCCACCCGAGTCAAAAGCATTAACATTTGGTTTGGTGTGCTATTTTGCATCTCGTCGGCGATGATGAGGGTGTTATTGAATGTCCTCCCCCTCATGTACCCGAGGGGTTCAATACTGATACAGCGATCCATTTGATTATAACTGAAATATTGTTCGAAGATGTCATACATTGGTCGTGTCCATGGTTCCATTTTTTGGTTCATATCCCCGGGGAGGTAGCCCATATCCTCGTCGGCCGCCACAATGGGTCTCGTGAGAACAACCTTTCCACGCGGTTGTTTCCGAATATGATCAGATGCCACGTGGCACGCCAACATTGTTTTCCCTGATCCAGCTGGACCTGTCCCAACAACGATTGGTTTATTAGACCTTAAGGCTAACATATATTTACATTGACCGGGTGTAACTGGGAAGTTCATATATTAGATTAAAGATTTTTTCCTTAATATAATTAAATGGAGTATCTTCTTGTAAAATACATTCCCCATCAGACATACTTAAATTTAGTAGATCCAACTGGAAAGTCCCGTTTTGTATGTTTTTCTGAAAAACCTGTAGCTAATAATTGTGTAAAATATTTATCGAATTTCAAATTTAGATATGGTATCTGGCCGATTCTTGACATGTCTGAAAATAAAAGAAAAATTGATCTAAAATTGAAAGGAATTGTACAGTCTCCAAGAGAAATTGAAAAGGAAATGGAACTCCAAATTTTTACGTACGATGACATAGACAAAATGTCTATGCGTACAAATGTATCATTTTATTGTATATTAGATTTCAACACTTTAACGACCAATGGTGAAGAAATGATTTCTATGACAGGGCAAGAAATGGATGGAAATGCCGACGATTATACATATAGAAAAGTCTTAAACGATGGCTTAAACATTATGTGATAATTAAGAATAATGTGTGGAATTGTAGCTCTTTTTGGTGAAGAAGTTGAGATATCCTCTCACCTCCTTCATCATCGAGGACCCGATGGTTATAAAACACAAACACTTGGTAAATGTCGTATGGATTTTTATCGTTTAGCAATTAATGATCTTACGTCCGCGGGGATGCAACCATTTTATCGAGATAAAAAGATGGTAGTGTGTAATGGTGAGATCTATAATCATCGAGAGTTGCCAAAAGATCCTGGTTCGAGTAGAAGTGATTGTGAAGTAATTATACCAATGATCAATTATTACGGAATTGAAAAAGCTGTACAGGCGATGAATGGAGACTTTGCTTTTGTGTGGACGGATGGGAATCGTGTCATGGCCGCGAGGGATCCAATTGGTGTTAGACCTTTATTTTATTGTAAATATGCACCGAATTCGATTGCGTTTGCGAGTGAAGTGAAAGCTTTATTATTTTTGAATCATAAAGTTGAAATTTTTCCACCGGGACATTTTTACGATTCTTATGTAAATGATTTTATTTGTTACTACACTGGTTATTGGAGAACATTTAAACACATTCAAGTTATAAACAAAAATCAAATACATAAGTCATTAGTTGAAGCTGTACACAGTCGTATTGAAAACACGGAACGGGATATAGGATTTCTACTTTCAGGTGGTCTTGATAGTAGTCTCATTGCGTCAATTGCTTCAAAAAAACTGGGTAAAATTAAGACCTTTTCAATTGGTGTTGTAGGAAGTCCAGACCTTGAAGCTGCTCGTATAGTTTCTAAATATTTGGGTTCGGAACACACCGAAGTAAACTTTACACCCGAGGAAGGAATTGAGGCACTTGTGTCGGTCATTAAATCTGTAGAGTCATATGATACAACTACTATCAGAGCAAGTACACCTATGTGGCTTCTTTGTAAATACATCAAAGAAAAGACAAATTGTAGATATATTTTTTCAGGTGAAGGGAGTGATGAAATTCTTGGGGGGTATCTCTATTTCCATAACGCACCAAATGTAGATGAATTTGTTGGTGAAAACATGCGTCGTCTTCGTCTTATTCATCAATTTGATGGGTTGAGGGCGGATAGATGTGCGGGTGCTCATGGTCTTGACCTCATCGTCCCATTTCTTGATAAGAATTTTATAGATGTCTGTATGTCGATTAATCAAACTGAAAAAATCAGTGACATTGAGAAACGTGTTTTACGCGAAGCTTTTGACGGATATCTTCCAAAGGAAATTCTATGGAGACAGAAAGATGCTATGAGTGATGCAGTTGGAACAAGTTGGGTAAACGAATTGAAAAAATACACCGAGAAATCTATGGATGATGATAAGTATAAACACATCGTTTGGACGGTGAGTTGTTTTGGAGCACACAACGTTCCACTAACTAAGGAGGAAGCTTTTTACAGAGAGATATTTTGGGACAACTATGGCAAGGACAACGATCATCTCATTTCTGAAATATGGCGTCCAAAGTGGACTCAAATAACAGATCCAAGTGCGCGCTTACTTATAGAAAAGAATCCAAAGTAATATAAATGGCGAACTTTGTCAAAGAATTTGATTGTAACAATGAAACTCATGTCATGTGGTTAAAAAAAATTGGTGAGGCTATGGCTAAGAGTACAAATGGAGAACGCGTTGACGTTATTTCTATTGTAAATAATAATCCTCTTCCAGGTAAACCCACTATGTCAAATCCGATTGATTGGGCGTATATACATTTTCAATTAGCTATGAAATATACAAATGCAGTTTTAAACTGCGACGCGTTCGTACCCGTCACAAAATAATTTATATTCACTGAGTGTAAAATCTTGGTGATCAGAATTTTCATCCATTCGAACGAGAAGAATCTTACCTTTCACATCTTCCGTGTCAAATGGTGATGGTAAAATATTTTCATTATCAATGATGGCATTTTCAGATTTCATAATCACGACATCTATTTCAGGCCATTGTCCGATAAAGGTTTGGCTACCACCCAAAAGTTTAAAAATTTCATTTTTATGTGCACTGATATCTAGTTCTATTTGTTGTATATCGTCTTTTAATTCGTTTATAAGCACGGCATAAGTCATCTTATCTTCAGAATATAAAAAAAATATTTACAAATATAAATGAAAGATACTCACATATACATTGTCATTGGATTGGTACTTATTTTCATAATTTTCCAACAATGCCGTGAAAAATACTACCCTGGACAAACAGATTACAAATATGGTTTTGTGGATACTAATCCACAACGTCGCACGTCAATGTTTTTTGACACTTGTTCACCCGAAAATATGGAAGATTGTAAGCGAAACAATCCTTATGAAGGACTTCCCCTGCCCTAAGTTAATTAAAAATATAAATGTTTTTAGTATAAATGGAACATCCTGTGCGTAAATTTATTGTTAAGAGATTTTCCACTCTTCTCGAGATTCCTGAAACTGATCCGATTTGTATAAATCTCGAGAGGAATATTCTTAACTATGCCATTGATGCTAACACATGCGGAAAACCTGCATGGGAAAATAAAGATTTTTTTAAGATGTACAAAAATAAATTTTTGACATTACAATATAATATTGGTAAAAATCCAAAACTAAAAGAACATTTAGTTGATAAAAAATTAAAAACTATAGACTTTGTTCAGATGAGACCCGATGAATTATGGCCAGATGGTCCGTACGCCATGGATATGGAAATTCGTATTCATAAAGAACTACACAAAGAGTTTATGTCTAAAGAAATGAAAAACCAAGAAGGGTTTTTTACATGCAATCGGTGCAAGTCTAAGAAGACAACATACTATCAACTTCAGACGAGATCGGCTGATGAGCCTATGACAACCTTTGTAAGTTGTTTTAATTGTGGGAAAAATTGGAAATGTTAAGATAGTGTTCCGAATCCGTTAAATCGGTTGGCATATCACCAACGGATAATACAAAATTATATGGAAGTTTCTTTTTCATTATAGTTTTAGTTTCGGCACTAGTAAATCCTAAATAATTGTACGGGATATTATAATGTCTTAGTTGTAGAATAGTCCAGTTAATTACGGGTCTTAAAGATGGTCTTGCTGTAATAATGATAATTTGATATCCTTGTTTTTTTGCATCGTGAAGTAGTTCAATAATCGGTGTGTTAAGTTTTTCATTAGTATAAATTAGAGTATCATCTATATCGAACATTACAGCATCATGTGGCTGAACTACTCTTCCAGATATATAACGCCTTCCCCATTCCTTTAATTCATCCATTAATATTATTAAAGAAATTAAATTTAATTTAAATATATGATCGTTGATGTTCAGTGTGACGACAACACAATTCAAATTGCTAAAATTGTACAAGATGAAGGAGATGTTGTAAAAGTTAAATATTTAGATAAAGTAAAATCCGGCGTTTTCGACTTTACGAGGGAGATTGAAGCGATAGAAAGGACTTCTATATCTGGATTTTATGATGTTGAAAATTTAGAAGATACAGATTTATACTTAAAAGTTGAGGGTGGATATGAACTTGTGGATGATAGCGAAGACGAAGATTTTGAAGTATCTGAATCAGATGAAGAAGATAGTGAAGATGACGTGTCTCTTGTCGACGAAGAACACCTAAGTTAAAATTACAAATGTGTGTTTTATAATATGGAATATAAAGAACCCAAAAAACGTGTGACTAAAAACGATAAGAAAAAGAAAGGTGAAGTATATTCACAAAAACATATACGAAACCAACTTAAACAAATGGAGAGTAGGAAGGATAAGAATGGCCCCGTACACGCCCCCGCCGACACATTACTCACAAATGGACGTGTCTGAATATACCGAGGATCAGATTTTCGCTTTTATTGGCAAGACTGGTAAGCGATTTTACTGGTTAACCCATAAACTTGGTATCGAGTATCTTTGGTATGACAAACAACGAAAAGTTTTAGAAATTTGGGGACCTTACTATACACATGTTAATAAACAATCTGAACATATAATTCGTTGTGAACTCGAACATTTTTTCAAACCTAAGTTAGAGAGGTCTTTACAAAAAAATCAAGATGAGTCTACACAAGCGACGGCCGCCACCGCCACCGCGTGTTAGAAGACAACATGTTAATACAGATAACACTATTTTAGAGGGTACTTTTCTTCACTCTATTATACATACAAAAGGTGTCGAGAGAGCAAAAATAATGAAATATCCAGTATATCAAAAGGATGTGTATCTTCGACTTTTGAAAAAAAATAATGAAGATATGGGAATTCCATTTGTAGAACCACAGTATGATGAAGTTCCACTAAAAGAAGAAGTTAAAAAGGGTGTAGAACCGGAGTTGAAATATTCAGATTATGTTCAAGTGGTTCTCAAAGTTTTGAAAAATGGTACTGTACGAGTAAAAACTAACACAGCTATTGCAACTTTGTATGAAAAAAATAAGAAGCCGGGTGTGAAAGCTATCATACAGGCTTACAAAAGTCATGGGTTTAGTGATGAGTTTTTGGACAATATTAAACGAAAGCATGAAAGGCGGGTTAAATTTGCTAAGGAAAAGATATCTGCTATTATTGATAAAGTTTTCAACAAAGAACCGGTTAAGAAGGTTAAACGTGTCAAAAAGAAACCCGAACCAATTGAGGAAGAATGTGAAAATGACGATGACGAAGAGAATGAGGAAGATATTATTCCAGACGAAGAAGGAATTATGGATGTCGAAGTTGATGAACCAGATGAAGAGCAGCCACAAGAGGAATATGTTTCAGATGTAGATGAATAATTTTATTTTGTAATTATAAATGGAAAGACGTTTTATTTTATTATTGATTGCCGTTATTCTCGTCATAGTTGTCGTGATTATAAATCGTAAATCATCTGTAGAAAAATACGCACCAGGTTCAGCTGATGACAAGGATGTAATCAAGAAATATATTGAAGACAACGTGGATAAAATTTCAGAAAAATCTGAAGTTGTCATTGCGATGTTCAAGAAGCTTACCACCGATGAAGAAATTATCAAGCAGGTTACATTGAGTGTTGAAGCTGGTGAGGTGGAAACACTTCTTGGTTTCCTCGAAGGATTATAAAAAAAAATATTTGTACAATTTAAATGGGTGTAAACCCCAATCATCGGTGTTATAAAAATTTACCCGAAGATCCTGCTGGATGTAGAAATGACTTAAAGGAAGGTGGATACAGAGAATATGCCAGAGATTTTTGCATTCGACGACCCAAACACACTTTTTGTAAGTGCTACAATGTAATGCGCATGAATGGTAAATTTTGTGAGTATGCAGCGTTTAGTGAATGGCCAGGGTGTAAAGAGGTAGAACCGAAATGGAAAGCTATGATTGCAGCCGTACCCGAATCTCAGCGAGATCAGTTTAAACCCTCTATGAAGAAATGTTTAGGAAACGTATGTACGGCTTTGGAAGAATCAATATATGTTCCAGATGGCGCAGAAGTTGGATGCCGAGACATTAACATCTGTTCAATGGATATCGATCTCAATAATGTTTCTGAATCGGAAATCGCTGCAAATTGTAGCATCAACTCTAATATGGATGAGGAAAAGGAGAAGGAGGTGAATGAGTTACTTGAAAAACTTAGAGAACAATACGAAAAAGGTCAGTCTTTAAAAGATGGTGAAAAGAAGAATGGGTTTTTGACACCTTTATTGAGTGTAAGTAGTGTGGCGTTGATAGTTACTGGTATTGTATTATTTATGAAACGTCGTCCTAAGTCGAATACAACCCTTTAAAAACTAACAACATGAATATATTTTTTCTATCTCTCGATCCCGATGAGATTGCACACATGTCATGTGACCAACATGTAATCAAAATCCAATTGGAAATATGTCAGATGCTCTATACAGCTTGGTATTTCTCCAATGAGGAAGACATTGTTCATACACACGCACCCTTCACAAAGGATGGAATGCGTCGTGGATACAAACCCGCACATCGAAAGCATCCCATGACAATGTGGGTTGGCTCAAGTCTTGAAAACTATATGTATGCGTGTAAGATTGGAATCTCTTTGACTCTCGAATACACGCGTAGATATGGTAAAGTTCACACCTGTGCTAGACATTTATTATGGTTATGGGACAATCAACCATCCAATTTTGAGAAAAAACAAAGTGAGACTGCATACTATTCGCAAGAAGGTATTCCGGAATGTATGCCAGAGGAATATAGGTGCCCCAATATTGTAGAAGCATATCAAATGTACTACATGGTTGAAAAGTTTTCCTTCGCTCGGTACAAGAACATAGCCTCGGGTCTCTCTATGGGATCTCGATTTTTTTAGAGATTTATTATATGAACACATGTCCACATCAAAAGGTTTTAATTCGATGTCCAGTGTGTAACGGTGGTCAGATATGTATACATGGATATATTCGCACGTTGTGTTCAATGTGTATAAATGCACAGATATGTGAACATCATAAACGTCGTGTAAGGTGTGGAATATGCTCAAAACTTTAATCCATCTGTATAAAAAAGATGTTTAGTCTTACAAAAAAATTTACAGCTCCATCTGTAAAAATTCAAAAGGAGCATCAGCCTGAATATCAACCCAAAACGTACACACAATTTGTTAAAAGTCTCAAGAATAAGGAACTTCCAGTAGTTGTCGTAAAACCCAATAAGAGTATAGCTGAATTTTATGAGAAGAATGGTGACTATGGAGATGTCCAAATTGTTCAGAATGAAAAACTTTGGGAGGTTCTCATGGAAAGTGATACAGATGTTATAGTTGATGTATCTCAACCAATTTCTGTAGTCGACACCGTTATTATGTTATTTTTCGCATCTTATATTTTTACAGTGGTTAGGACTTTTTTTTCGGGGGGTGGAATGCCAAATCCGTTCATAAAATCTCAGGAGTTCGACATGGATCGACAAATTACAACACGTTTTTCAGATGTAGAAGGAATTGATTCAGCTAAGGATGAACTTGAAGAGATTGTAGACTTTCTCAAGAATCCTCACAAATACTATGGAAGTGGTGCTCGAATTCCACGGGGTGCTCTTCTCGCAGGTGCTCCGGGAACTGGGAAGACCCTTTTGGCTCGCGCAATTGCGGGTGAATCAAATGTCCCCTTCATCCAGTGTTCAGCGGCAAACTTCGTTGAAATGTTCGTAGGTGTTGGAGCAAAACGCGTACGCGAGCTCTTCCAAGTGGCACGAGAAAATCAACCATGCATCATATTTATAGATGAGATTGATGCGGTTGGTAAGCAGCGTGGAGGTGGGGGTTTTCCAAGCAACGACGAAAGGGAGCAAACCATAAACCAACTTCTTACAGAGATGGATGGCTTCGATAACGAGACTGGTATCGTTGTGATTGCTGCAACAAATAGGATTGATATATTGGATGAAGCCCTTCTCCGCCCGGGGCGTTTCGATCGTAAGATACAGGTCTCTCTCCCAAGTGTGAGAGGTCGTGAGAAGATATTAGGTGTCCATGCGAGGGACAAGACCTTGGCCGAAGATGTAGAGTTATCTAAGATCGCCAAGCAAACTACCGGTTTCTCAGGGGCAGACCTGGCAAACCTCCTAAACGAGTGTGCCATTAAGGCTGTCAAGGATGCGGGTGGAACTATCAACAATGAAATCATCGAGGATGTTTACCAGAGAATTGTGGTGGGAGCCAAGGGGGACGTAAAGTTTTCGATGCAAAAAAAGGAGCTCGTGGCCTACCACGAGGCTGGACACGCCATAGTTGGTGTCCTCGCACCCGATTATGATACTGTGCGTAAGGTGTCTATAATGCCCCGTGGAGCGGCTGGTGGTGTGACTTTCTTCCAACCTTCAGAGGAGAATGCGGAGTCTGCGATGTACACTAGGGAGTACCTCCTCTCACAAATTAGGGTTGCCTTGGGTGGTCGTGCCGCGGAGGAGGTTGTGTATGGTAGGGAGAAGGTTACCACGGGGGCGTCATCGGATTACGCGATGGTATATCAGATTGCCCGTGAGATGTTGACGACGTATGGCTTTGGTACACATAAATTTGACTACACCCAAATGTCACCGGAGGCTACATACCTGGTGGACATGGAAATCAATGACCTCGTGGAAAAGTGTTACGATGATACAGTCTCCATGATATTGGATCACATGGAGGAACTTGAACAATTGAAGGACAAACTCATCGAAGAGGAGATCGTCGATGGGCAGTGGGTCTATGAACTTTTTCTCAGGTGATAGTAGATATGTCTAACCAGACAAATAATGAAAAGTGTAAGACGGATCTTGCGCATGATATAGCGAGTTTACCCAATGGTGTTGCAGCTAAAGGAGCATTCGAGGCTGTATTTCTTGGAAACATGCTTGCGCATATAGACGGGGAATGTATAAACAACAAAAGGATTATTATAAAACAGCAATGTAAAACTCAGTTACCAGATATTCATTCCAAAAACTGGTGTAAATGGTTAACAGCTGTTGATCAAGAAAATCAAATATCTCTCACACACACAATTGAAAGGGCCAATGTACCAATTCTTTACAATACTCCTCGTTTGTGTGATCCGGGTATTACCATGAGTAAAAACTGGAGTTTGCGAAACTATATTGAATCTCGTTTGTATATGTTTAAATTTGTATACGACTTCGGAAGGAGGTACACCCAAACTTCAAATGGTAGTTCGAATTGCAGAAACAATACTGGAAACAATAAGGGTTCATCATGTTATCCAAGTACCGTCTTCGATTTTAGACCTTATACATTCGCATTCAGATTACCCGGAGCGACCAACAAGCGACGACTTATTTACGTGACTCAGCATATTACGGTTGACGATGATTCTGGTGCATTAGGGTTTACACCTCATACATCGTTAACTACGTATCCATACAAACCCGTTAAAAATACACAAACTTCTCAAGTTGTATTTAAATCACTTGTAAAAGCCGTGATCGATGGTAAAGCTCTTGGATCAAATCAAAAAAGTGTATTAAATTCAAACTATAATCTTGGTAATAATGGTAGTCGTATAAACAATCAAGGTAAATACATCGACGCATTTATCGATTTTCTTAGAAAATATGATAGGATTAAATTTGCTGGTGAGGGTAGTTTACTTTCCAATTCGACTCAGGTTCAGCAAGTGACACTCACAGATAGTGTGATACGTACAATGTTTTATGATTTAATACACGATGAAGTCATTTACAAGACTGACAGTTTTGAAAAATTTAGAGATAAATTTATTCAAGAGTTCAATAGCCCTGATTTTGGATTCAAACCTACAACTGGAGGTGCACCAAATAATGTAGGACGTCAAGGAATTGTAACGTATTCTAAGTTGATAGGTAAAACAATCGCTGGGAAGTCCTATAAGACATATGGGTCTATATTGACACCTGTAAAGGCTAACAATGGTTCGGTAAATTTTCAAACTCAGAAAGTTAAACGTAAGAAAGATGGTAAAAATGTTATGGTAAATATACAAATTCCTCAATACCCAGCTCTATTTAAAACAATTGGAGACTTGTCTCAATTTATGTACGCTGCTAAGTTCAATACAATCGTGGGAAGTGGCGATAAGATGGGTATCGCTACAGGATTGTATGTAAACGCGTTAAACAGGAAAATTGTTAAATGTATGATTGAAGATGCCGTGACTGGTTTTATAATTTATACGGGTATGGAACCAAAACATGTCAAATTTGTTACGAAAAGTGGTTGTGGTAGATTAGCTAATAAAGCTAATACCTGTTATGGTAGAAACGGTG